TTACCAGGGCAATTTTGCGTCAATGGTTGATGCTGTTGGCACTGCTTCTTTGATATAAATCTCACTTGTCTTTGTCGATGAATGCACCAGGCGATCACTGATTTCCTGAATGCTATTTCCAGCTTTTGCTGCATCTGTTGCGCCTAATGCACGTATGTCTTTAAACGTAACATCGTCCGTAATGCTCGCTCGTTCCCGTGCACGGTCCCACATTGAGAAGAGGCCAGACCTGGTATATGGGTCGCCATCGTCTTTAGCAAACAGGTAAGGGCTGATGATTGACTGCTTGCGCTTAATTTCCTGTGCCCGCTTGATCACGTCTCTAATTGCCCCGGTAATGGCAATATCAACACTCTTTCCGCTGCTTTTCATGGTCTTGCTTGGTGTAAAGCGGATGATCTCATCACGAATGATCTGCGCTTCTTTCATTGTTCTGATGTCAATCGCGCGTTGCCAGCACAGATATGACATATCAATCAGGCAAGCGAACATTTCGCCGCTGTGGGTCTTTTTCCCATCTTTTCCAATAAATCCCGCATTCCGGATTGCTTGAATCTGCTCATGCGTCGGCAATACCTCGCGCCGCACGGTCTCATAGTCGCCAAGATCGAGATTGTCGATAGGGTTGTCTTCACGTAGCCCCAGCTCAGAGATAGAGTACTTGAAAATCTTGCGCATCAAAGCCGCGTATTTCTTGGCCGTATTAGGCTTATCTTTGAAATTGTCGCGCAAGAAGTCAGCACAATCCTTGGTCTTGACCTGGTTGACCTTGAAATCTTCAAAGCAATTCGATATCACATCACAAAATCGGCTGTAAGAGTCTTGGACTTCCTTTGAAAACTTGCCCAGCTTGTTTTTCTTGAACTCTTTACATACGTAGGGCATGGTGTCTTTGGCGAACTCTTGATTCAGCAACTTTTCAAGTGCTTCATTGATTTGCTCCAGGCTTGAACCAAGATCGCACAGGCGAATCCATGACTTCAGCTTACCGTCTGCTGGGTCAATCATCGGTTCAGTTGGCTTTAACCGATACGCGCCATCCTTGTCATAGACGCGTTTCGGGAGCCAGCGGTTTGATCTGCGAGTTCTGCTCATTATCTTCTAATCGATTTCAGTTTTGGTGTCGGTTCTTGCTCTGGCGGTTTCGGATTAGCTGCGGCCATATAAGCAAAGCGGTTCACAAATACAGTATTGTCTCGCCGTTTTTTAGCTTCAATGCCAATTTCTTTCAGGAACCGGATTTGCTTGGAAGGTATTTTGAAGCCCGTAACTTCAACGATTTCTTCCTGTGACAAGGTAAGTTCGCTCATATTCAACCTCCTGATATTTCGTTGTTTTGCTTACGATTACTTGTTCCGTTCCCGTACAGCGCAATCATTAGGGGATCTGTGCGCCTTATATCGACTTGCGCCGGCGTGAACTGGCGGGTGTACACCGTGGGTGCCGGCTTGCCAGCATTCCAGCTGAACTGCATGCGATTCCTGCCCCGTCCATTGGGAATAGGGCGCTGGAGTACATGACCAGAAAACACCAGGTCTGCAATCAGCTTGCGTGAATAGTTTTCTGAAGTGCGTAGCTCGTACATGATGTCTTCGATATATAGCCACTTGTCCGTTAATACCTGGGCTACTTGTTTATATCGTTCGGCGATTTCTCGTCTCATGGCTTGGCCCTCCGAAACGCGATTACCCGAACCCAAGGTGTTAAAGCCACTGGTAGGCCAAGATCTACTAAACTAGGCGTTGGCTTTAAGATGCGACGAGTTTGCGTCTTGCTGCCATCAAGGAGAGCGCGTACCATTGGCCCCGAAAATAGTATTGGCTTTTCTTTTATTGGTAAATTAGACATGATTCACTCTTATGATGGTTATTGCCGCCCAGACTCGGCTCCCGCTGTTATGTATTACTTCAAAGGCACAATAGAAGAGGGTGGCAATCGCGTACCCTGGCAGGCCGAAGTAAAGCTTGGTGAAGAGGTCAAAGGCACGGTCAAAGGCTCCGTTGATTCCTCTTCTGAAATCGGCGAGATCAGGCGCGCTGTTGAAATTGCCACTAAAGAGGCAATCAATAGGCTTCATGATCGCGGCCAGTAAAATCACGCTGAAAGCCCTTTCAATACTTCAACAGACCAGGCGCGCGCCATTTCGCACTGTTCAATGTTGAACCAGCCGAAATGGCATTCCTCTTTGGGGATGCCGAAATGCTCAGCTAGGCCCATGTACGCTTCGTCGCGTGTCATCTTTTTAGACAAGTAAATCTGCTCAAACGGATCTTTGCAGTTCTTCCTGGCCTTTCTGAGTGCGCCATCGGCGAGTGTGCCGAGCGGAATGTTTGTGAACGGATGCATCCCTACGTATGCCCAACATGCTTTGCACATATAGACCCATGGCCATTCCCCATACACACGGCCATACACCTCGTTGTGATGAACGATTTTTACGATGCATTGATCACAGAACGGGCACTTGGTTGGCGCTGGCAGCGGATTCTTAACCCTGGCTGTAGCCGTCTTTGATGGGTTCCATGGTGTCTTGTTGTGTGACATTACGCTGCTTCCCCTTGTGCAACCGACAGAGCTACCGCCACTGGTTGCACCCAGATAGGCATTGCCGACAGTACGAATGTTTCGCCTGACCAGGCCAGTAGCAGGGTTGTGCCCATGACTTCGGCAATGGCTTCCGCTGCAGCCGGTGGAACGGCATTTCCGATACGTTCGCGCCAAGCGCTATCAGACAAACCATCCAGAACTAGCATTTCTTCCGGATCAACCAGGCTTTGCAATGCGGCCAGTTCCAGCGTTGTAAATGGGCGGTGCCAAGTGCCATCCAAAGACTGAATGATGGCAATCGTCTTTTCATCCATGGCGGGCAGGGTAGCGATACGAGGATCGGCGACCGACCAGCGGCCATTGTCCAGGCCAGCCGATGCGCTAACAGCCCCGCAAGCAGCATCCCACGGCACTACGCCATAGTGCCCACCTGTCAGATATGCATCGCCTGACTTGCGATTCATGCTTGTGCGTGGGTCCGCCACGGCAAACGCTCCCTGACCAGTCGTGCTGCCAGCAATCACGGTACCGGCAGGCTCATCAAACTTGGTTACAGCATATTTTCCGAATGACGGACCAGCCCGGCGCGGATCTGCCACACATCCACCGCCACTGCTTGGGCCGTGGCCAGATGTGACGGTACCAGCATGTCCATTCCAGGCAACAACCCTGAAACAGTTGTTGTGATGGCTGCTTTCCAGCATGCGCGGGTCTGCTACCGAGTACTTGCCGCCACCTGGAGCTGATTGGGCGCTGATGACACCTGTTGAGTCTGTCCATGGCAACACGCCGTACTGGCTGTATTCGGCTGTGGTAACCATGCGAGGATCTGCAATTGAAAACGCGCCATTTGTTGCATTTGATTTCCCGCAGACCGTGCCCGAGGTATCAGACCAGTTTTGTACGCCAAGGTATCCAGAGCGATACTCAGGCACAATCAGGTAATCGCTCAGGTGCCCATTGTTCACGGCCAGCTTGTTCAAGCTGCGCCAGTCGCTACCGGCCTCTACAAATGCTAGGCGTACCCACGTTTTCCATTGCAGGCGAGGGATGCGGTGCATTGGTCCGCCAGTCAGATCACCTGGCATGGGCATGCGGCCAAGCACGTCGCCAACAGCGGCCAAGCGCTTTTTCTCTGGCTCGTACAAGAACGGTGGCACCTTTTCCATGTGGCGCGCAACGAGTAAGAAGCGTTTGCGTGACTGAGCCAGGCCACCGAGTTCGCCACAGTCGTGCGTTGTCTCGGCCACAGCATAGCCATACCGGTGCAGCAGTTGGTTAATCTGGTCAAGTAGGTGACGCCCACGGGTAGCCAAGCGCGGCACGTTTTCAAACACGATCAGTTCGACCGGGTCATCTGCCCAGGCTTCAGCCATCAGCCAGATGCAGCGCAGCGTCAGTTCGTTCAATGCCTGGTACTTTGCCGTTTGGCTGAGTTTTTCGCTCAACAGACCGGACGCACCTTTGCATGGGCTAGAAATGAAAACAATGTTCGGGCTCTCAGTGCCAGCCGCGCGGCGTATATCTGCAGGCGTGATTTCTTGCCATTCGCCAGGAGGTTGCTTGCTATGGAAAGCCGTATACTGGCCACGTGTGAATAGGTCCATAATCGTGCCTGGTCTGCCATCGCCCATTTTGTCAAAATCGCGAATAGCTGCCGGGTCAACGTCCACGCCACCGATGCAACGAAGTTTGCCTACCATGTTGCCAACGCGAGGCCTGGCTTTGTTGAAGCCCTTCTTGCCGCCCCCGAGGCCACAGCAGAAGTGGAAATGCCTGATATCTTTCTCGATGATCATGCAGTCACCCGGCCAGCCAGAATTGCCGCGATATCTGCGATGGACAGATCAGTTTCTTCTGTTATTGCAACTGCCAGCGTTGCTCCCACTGGCAAATGCTTATGCCTGATTTTGCTGATGACTGGCGGTGCCACTTCCAGCATACGAGCCAGGCCAGCATCATTTTTCAGCCCTGCAGACTTGATGGCATGGTCAAGCAGATTGTTCTGCGTCTGACGCGTTGCCTTTTCAGATGCCTTGCCAAAAGAGATTTTTTCTTCTACTGCCGCGCCGGCTGTGCCGTTGATATCTGTTATGTTTTTCATGCTGGTTGCTCCTGTTCTTTGATTGTTTCGGTTACCCAGTTCACTGGAATGCCAAGTTTCTCGGCTGTGTGTTGAACCGCCACATCGGGCGGCTCTTGCTGGGCTACTTCTTGATATTTGCGTGTGATACGGTCTTTGCTGATGATCATGCCGCCTCTAGTTCAACAACAAGGCGTTTACCGCCGGCATCCATAGGCGTGACAATACCGGCCAGTTCCATGGCCTCTAAGAGTCTGGCGGCGCGGTTGTAGCCGATTTCAAGCTGACGCTGCAGGAATGAAATACTCGGTTTGTCATGCTTGCGGACGATTGAAATTGCCTTGTCAAAGTAGGGGTCACTGCCATCATCATCGGGCGCCTCTTGTTCGAAGAGCGGCTTTTGATCTTTCTCGACAGTGAGAGCGTCGCCTTCTTGCAGCAAGACCGAACGTTCTTCGATAACGATAGTGACGAATGAACCTTCTGCGTCCGCGAGGCTGTGTGCAAATGGTCCTTTGGCGAGAGAGAGCACAGCTTTGACACCGTCTTTGAACACAACTTGGTCAACAGCAGCAGTGAAAGTCATGCGGCCATTGGATGCGATGATGTCGATTGCATCTCGTACTGCCTCGCGGCAATCCCGGTGAACATACTCTAGGACACGTTTCTGTTCGCCTTCTGTCATCTCGAACCAGGACTTTGAAAGCGTTTTGAGGTGCTTTGTCGCTGCCTTGATCAGTGCTCCAAGTAGGAATTCTTGCGCATATGCTCGGGCGTTAGGCTGTACATCGCCAGTCGGGCGTGCAAATACTGCGAACGGTCCTTCGTCGGTTTCGCAGATGGCAGAGAGGGCCCAATCATCGCCTTCCGGTGCCGATGGGGTCCAACTCGAAACATTCGGATCACCTTCTACCCAGGTAACTGCAAGGGCTTCGTTGGCTTTGTCGTCGACCAGGCGCAGGATGTAAATTTCGTTGCCATCGATGACGGCACCTGGTGCCAGATCTTCTTCAGGGAGCATGAAATGCTCGAAGGCTGGCAGGCTGCCATAGCCGTTTTCATCGACGTTAAAGGCCGGTTTGCCAGATTTTGGTTGTTTTTTGCTCATGATGTATCCGTAAAATTAGTATTTGGGAATAGGGTATTGATTCAGCCTGCCGGCTGAGGCTTATGAAATTTTTGTGTACGGGAAGCGATCAGGGCAGGTTTTGATCATTTTCTTGAAGTACGAGCCCAGCGATTCGGCTGTGCTGAAAGCCTCAAATGCAGCGGCATCAAAATCCTGATAGTGATACACACTGCCTGGCTTGTCGCCATAGCTTTTGAATTGAATCGCCAGGCGGTTCGTGGCTGGGCAGTGACCAATGGCAGCCAGTTGCGAAGATTTGACTTCGGTCAGTTTGATTTCTGGCAGTTCGATTGTTTCGTCTGTTGCGGTGGACATGATTTTCTCCAGGGATGTGAGGGTTTTACTATTTGCGGCGGGAAGTGAGGCGTTCTTCTTGAAACACCCTAACCCCGTCTATCCTGCAATTGATTTGCAGAGCCTTTGCTTGCTGCTTAATGGGCACCAGGTTCGCTTGCAGAAAGCTAATGTATGCAGGATTGGCGGCGACGAATCGCACCAGTGCGAACAGGTCTGTGACTTCTGCAGTCCATGGCGCTGAAGTGGAGACGCCAGCAATCTTGGGCGTAATGCTTGCCACGACTGGTGCCGACATGACTGCTGCGACGGTCTGGGACAGGGCTACCCGTGCCATAGCGTGCTGTTGCTCAGCTTCGGCTGTTGCCTTGGTTTGATTTATGAGCAGCAATTCTTCGTTAGCACGCTCTTCTGCAACACGGTCGCCAGCGGCAGCGGCATTGGCAGCTTGCTGAACGATAGCGCGGGCTTTTTGTTCTGCATCTGCAATCTCACGCGCTTTGCGGTCAGCTTCGGCTTGTTCTTCACGGGCTTTTTGTTCCAGTTTCAAGCGTTCTTGCCTGGCCAGTTCATCTGCCTCTTTTTGAGCTGCGGCTGCTTTTTCCCGCTCTGCCTTGGAAAATGTCAGCATTGCATTCTTCAGATGGGTAATCGCAACTTCGCAGCGCTCTGTTGGTGCGCGGAATAGCTCCATCACATTCTTCTTGGCTGCATCCATAGGCCTGGTGACGGCGAAGCGCTTATTGTTCAATTCTTCCAGTTTCGTTTGTAAAGACTGCAGCTCACTTGCGGCGACTTCGTACATCATCGGCGAATTGATCACGATGGCGTGGGCAGCTTTAAATACACCTTCTGCTACCTGTGCCAGTTCAGAGGCTTGGGGCAAAGAAGGGATTACGGTGGTTTCTTCTCGTTCAAGCAATTCCATGTTTCAATCTCCAGTTACGTAAGGTCAACAGCGACATAAATGCGGCGTAGTCGGATTCATCTTTGTAAGGGACCATCCGATAAGTCCCGTCTGAGCGAAGGCCCAGCGCATAGCGGTCTAGAACTTTTTGCCCGGCATGGGTATGGAGCTCTTTGTAAGCTGCGAGCTGCATGCCGATTACGGGGCCAAGCGAAAGCATTTTTTTGATGTCTATGACAGCCATACGCCCGCGTATCAGTCCTGTTCGGTCAGATGTACCGGAATAGCCGAGCTGCTTGTGGTACAGCTTCTGCTCGACCGTGGCCGGTTCGAACTCACATTCCCTTTTGAACTTGATCCAGGCATTCAGGTACGGCGCAATTTCATCTGGCAAGGTGTCAAAGTCCAGATCGTTCAAGTCGTACAGCTCAGTTGTTTTATGAACGTAAGTCCCTAGCAACTGAGCCCGTCGCAGGTTTTCTGCGGGAACGTTCGAGTAATCAAGCATCGGTGCCAGAATTTGCGTCACGCTTGGCACAACCTGGTTGTGCCAGCGGTACGTATGGCTGTCTTCATCAAAGGTCAGCATGATCAGTCAGGGCTTTTTATCCAGGCCAAAACATCCTTGAATTCCGTTTGTGTGACTTGCTCCGGACGAATACCAAACTTCTTGAAAACATCGTTGGAACTCAGGGCAGCTTCTTCGAGTTTGAATTTGATGTATGTGCTTTCAGAGTCAGATAGTGGCAATCCTTTGCCAGGGACAGACTCGGCTGTCTCTGCTGCTGCCGTCGTTACTTCTTCTGCCTTTGCTTCGTTCGCTGGTGCAGGCGATTCAGAAGCTTCTTTGAATTCAACATCAGTTGCTTTGACTTCCGGAGCTGGCTTGCTTTCTGCCTGCTTCGTCTTTTCAGACTTGGATTGAGGCGGTTTTGGGTCTGCTTTTGGCTGCTCTGTGGCTGCATACGTGCCGTCTTTCTGTAGCTCGACATCAATAACATCGTGCACCTCTTCTGCCGCTGGCAGGCCCATCAAGAGCTCTGGGGCATAGATGCGGCCAAAGAATGCAGCGGCACGGTAACGCAGCATGACTTCTGGCATGGTTCGCCATTTGGAGCCATTCTTACCAAACCAGCCTTCAGCCACTGCCATGGATATGCTGATCTTAGGAGACTCCAGGCGCTGATTGGTGCTGAGTTCGACGGCCCAGGCGACGCAAGACATTTCATGAGTTCGTACAGTCGATGTTTTTGGAATCTTCTTTTTGTTTTCCCATTCGTAGGTCGTGAAAGAAGCATCCATTTCCTCGCCCTTGACCAAGTCAAAGCGAAGAGGGGAGTAGCGACCGCAGGAATTGATGGCGGCGATAATGAACTGTGATGACCATGATGGACGACCTTCAATCACATGCAGGTTTTGCATGATCATCAAGGGATCTGCATTCATGCGCTGGCTCATGTTGAGCGCAATGATGCAATTTGGAACTGCTGCCGGATTGTCGACGTATTGCAGGTTGTCGCCATAACCTTTTTCGATTACTGCACGGTAAGCGCTTGGCACCATAGAGGAAACAGCGAACATCTTTGCAGTACGCTGCATGAACTCGAAGGATTGCAACGATCCAAAACCCATGGTGACGATGGAGTTATCGGGTTGGGTGGCTACCTGTGTTTTGACTGCATCCGCGTGTGACATTTGAGACTCCAGAATTAAATTTGAGTTAATTTCGCTTTAAATCGTGTTGCGTGCCTTGTGCCAGGCTGTCCGCCAGCTATGTCCAAGGCGACGGTAGAACAGAATATTTTTGATCAGTACCATGCTGGACAGCCCCATTTATAGGTGAGGTAGAGAGCATTCTTGATGCTGAAACCAGCGCTGCGCCAATGGCGATATGCGCGAAGAGGGTGGGCGCGGGTCATGTCGGCTCTCCCGATGCTTTGCGCAGAACTGCGTCGCGTTCGTGCGCCCTGGCTAATCCTTGGCCATGAATGCCCAACTCTTGAATCTTGGCTGCACAGACGCACTTTTGCTCTGTGGTGAGCTGATTCAGCATCACATTGATGATCAAATCTGCTTTGCCTAATTCGGCCAGCAGATCAGGAGCTGCAGCGATCAACTTGGCGTTTGCAAAGGTCATAGATTCGCAAATTAAATGTCCGCCGTAATACTTGACTTCATCTGAGCCAGGAATTCCGTCCTTAATGGGGGTGTCACAAACAACACCTCCTGAAGAACCAACTCGCCACGGCCCCGGCGTATGCATCGCTACTTCAAACTGATCTGCTGCATTCATTGCTGATCTCCTGGTTAAATTAGGTGTTGGCAAATGGGCTATCTTCACTATTTTTCGACTATGTCAGCTCGGCTACACTGCAAGTTTCGGGTACGGGTACTAGCCGTCCAGCTCCGATCATGCATTTACCAACACAGAACCGGCCTCGTAAATCTGGAGTTCACCGCTGGCTAGGGCGGGGAAGCCGGTTTTGTTTTGATGCCTGTCTCTCCAGGCTGTCACGGCATCTGCCTTCCGTCCTCGGCGTCCTCTAGTCTTCAGATTGATACGCCAACGCAGCATTTGATAACTTGCTTTGTTTCGCGCAACCCGTCGAAGGTTGGACTCTTCTCTACTGCAATTCTTTGTCGGTCTTTCCCGACTGTCCGTCCCTGCTCAAGACTAGAGGTATCACCCGATACAGAGGTCAGAAGATTCAGGCATCTGAGTTTCCCTGCCGCCTTGATACTTGGTGGCGGCAACCAATTTTTATTAAGTAGCTTCAGACCATTCGCGCATGACCTTGAACATCATTCGACCAAAGTTTTCGTACCGTCCTTGATCGAGCATCGCGGCCATTTTTTCGCACTGTTCCATGCCGCATTGAGCGAATGCATCGATCAGGTTTTGGCCGTTGATGAGCATCGGTTTTGAGTCAACCGCTGGCTGGGCAAAGTGGCCTGGGGCAAGGTTGAAAGGTGTTTGTGTGTTCATCTTTGGCTCCTGATTAATTGTTTGCTGCGATGTGATTAATTATCACGTATGTGTTTATGGATGTCAAACACATTTGTGATAACAGTGTTGAAATTTATCTTTGATAATCAAGATATTTTGAAAAACTCATTAAATAGCCCAAAAAACGGTGTTTATCCGTCTGATTTTTTCAACAAGTTAAGCTATTGTTTCTTTGCGGCATGAGCCGTTTAAATTGGGAGGGTGGAATGGAATATTTCAGTTTTGGACTGTATTCATTGGCTGGCACGGTCTTGTTTCCCGCGCTGTATGTGGCGTTTCGTAGTTTTAAATATGTTGGGGCAGTAATTGAACGAGAAGAGCTGCCAAAGGATATGGTTCTGCCGAAAGTGATCCTTTGGGCAGTGTTTGGCCTTGCATTGGGCAGCTTTGCTCAGCCGCAAGTGAATAAAATTGCTGAATGCGGTAAGAACGGGTTGAATGTCCTGGACTGTTATCTCCAAAAGCATTAGAAAATAAAAAACCCGCCGAGGCGGGTTAGTAAATGCTTAATTGAGCAATCTAGGTACTAATCTAAGCTGCTGATTTGAGTTGCGACTCATCCACCAATTTAACAACTGTATCAGGAGGAAAATCAAATATAGATTGAAATGCGGCTGGTCCTAGCAAATCTGCGGCCTGGCTCAAAAACTCATTGTATTTAGCATTGAGTTCTTCGGCACTTGGGTAACTGATTTTCTCAGAATCAATTTTGTCAGAAAGTGAATGAAGATAGCTTTGTTGAGCTCGACGCAACTCAAGAAGCTTATTCAATTTGTGATGATTTGATTTGCCAGATAATATGGATCGAGCTCGAGTCTCGAATGTATCAACATGTCGGTTCATTTGAACCTCCTTAAAGCTCATTAAATCTGAGCGGTAACTGTCAGGCTGAGAGCTGCATCCTGTATACTTTGAGTTCCAAAACTTGTCTTCACTTTTACCGTAATCACCAAAAAACATCGTTGTAAGGATATAACCACGTACTTTTGTTACTAATAATTTACTATCAGTAGCTGCAAGTATCTGATTTGTTAGTTGATGACATACTCCCTCAATACCATAGTTAAATATCGTTCCTCTAGCTAGATGATTTTGCTTTGAAGGAACGTTTGGTAAACAAAGGCACTTTGCCAACGGAAGTGAACCGTCTCCACCACAAACAAATCCATCAGTCAACAGTGGTGTTGACCCCAGTATATGATAGTCCCCCCAGGCGTACCAATAGTTTTTACCATTTGCAACAACCTCGTTGATATCTAGATATTTTTGCGTTCTATTGTCGTAATCAGTGACCCAAGTGTGATCCATCAGGGATCCATTAAAGAAAGCCGGCTTCGCCCAAGCATAGAGGGTAGGCATATACTTTTCCTTTATAACCTTTTATTTCAAGTTTTGGGGAAACTTCTATAGTTTGGTTTTACAAAGCTTAGCTTCTTTTCTTGTTTTCAATTTGTGATCCTCCACTGATAGCCACTGCATATTTGCAGACGTATCGGGCCCGCTACACTTTAGCGGAATAATGTGATCAACCTGGTAACCAGGGCATTTCCCCTTGCGCAGGCCAGTAATCGGGCAAGGGTTCTGTCTCTTAAATTCTGAGACTGCCGCTTTTGACCTGGGGATCTTGGCTTCTGCGACGTGCGGCGTTAAAACCACTGCAGCCACCAACACATAATGAAGAAAGTTCATTTTGCGTAATTTGGAAAAAATGGCTCGACGGCTTCAAACAAATCCGTATCATAGATTTCTCCTTCAAAATACAGCTGCAAAGCACTTTTCAGTACTTTCAATTCCTGATGCTGACCGTAAATTTTTAGTTTTCCGTGAGTTATTTCCAGGAGTGCTTGACGTAAGCTGCGTAAAGCGTCCTCTTTTCCTTTTTTCTCTTTCTCTAACTCATCGAAAATTTTCAAAATCTGACTATCTTTTCTAGCAGCTGTCGAGATATTTTCGTCTTTCAATTCAGATACTGTTTTGAAATGGTAAATCAGAAGTCCGATGAACAAAACGGGAAGCAGCCAAGCTGGAAGAGATTGTGCGTCGCCAATACTTTCATCCACACCATACTTATCCGCCAACGAAAAACCACTGAAAAAAAACAAGATGGCACCACAAAGTAAGTTTTTCATTTCAGATTTTGGTGAATGTAGTTGGACCGCTAAATTCGATCACTTTGCTTATGTACAACTTTGCCAATAATGATGCATGTTTTATCTTGGCAAGCTTTGCGAGCATATTTCCGGTCCGCATTGTCAGATGCCAGATACCACTGGCCCAAGTCGCGAACCATTCGCTTTACTACGGCCTCGCCTTCATAATTGACCGCAAAGACCTCGCCATCTTTTGGTTTTATGTCCGCTGTATTAATCACAACAGTATCGCCATCATAAAGTGACGGTTCCATTGACTCGCCCTTCACTTTAATTGCCACCAATTTTGATGGTGCAAATCCGTTCTTTTCCACCCAGCCCCGCCTGAAAGGTAACGATTGTCCGTCATCGGCGTCATGATCGATGGAAAAACCACTTATGCCTGCGGCAAGCTTCAATTGCACTTTCCTGACTTCCACCCACTCGGGGTCATTTGGATCTGCAATTGTCACAGGTCTGTACGGAACATCCAAAGCGACCACAGAACCGGCATCATTATTAGTTGCACTCATCGTGCCCTTGCCATCCGCCAGCCAGCGAGGGTCAACATCCAATGCTTCTGCGATCGCAGTGATGTTTCTGGACGTCAAGCGGATACCAGCCTCAAGGTTCCCAATTGTAGATTGAGAAACTCCGACTAGCCTGGCTAGCTGTTCCTGAGACAGCCCTTTTTTCGTGCGCGCTTGCAATAAGCGACTTGCTAAAGTTTTCATATCACGAATGTAATATAAAACATAAACACAAAGGTGTTGACATTGATAAACACAAACGTGATAATTGTTTTCATGGATACCAAAAAAACCGTTTCTGACTTGCTTGACACAGGGATCACTCAGCAAAAATTGGCTGAAATGGTTCCGTGCAGCCAATCCCTCATTAGCGCATTACTTAATGGTGATCGCGGAACTCGTCTTTCTTTCAAGATAGGACAGCGGCTGAGTGAGCTTCACAAAGAGAAGTGCACCGTTGTATCAGCCACATAGATGGAAGCGAATGTGATGGATTTTTTCAGCAGTTCTAAAAGGTTCACCTTTCGCCCATCCGTGAGCCAGAAGCTTGCAGCCCAGCTGATCTGGTATCGCCTCGTTATAAAGCGATATCTGCGGGCCATAAGGCAAAGGCTCGGCAATTAGCCGAAACGACGATGCACACAGTTACAGCAGATATACCAGTTTTAGTCACAACAACCAATTCAATAAAGGACATGACGATCATGATTTACACCTTGTTTTCTCTTAGGAAGCCGGTTGGCAGCTCTCAATATTCAGTTGGTATCAATGAAGATGGACGATTCAACGGATTTCTTGTGCCGCCTTTGACAGAACAAAAATCCCTTCACGTACGACGCGAATGTTTTCTTGTATTGCGATATCGGCGATTGGTAAAGCAAGCAGGTCAGCTTCTGCGCGCTCTACGGACAAAGTTAATTCGTTGACGCAGGCAGCGGCAACGTCATGAGGAAGTGCCCTGGCGATGGTAAGCAGCAACATGTGGATACCGTTGACTCGTCCAATTGTGAATTGCAGGTCGTTTCTTATTTGATCAATATTTTGCATGAGGGTTTTTACTGGAAAATCAAACTGATCGGGATCGGCTTTGATTACTACAGATTGGCAAAGCCGATCCAGATTATGGATATAGAACTACTTTCTCGCTACGAGGCTGGCCGCATACGTTTCTATAAAGGTGAAGCAAAACTCAGCAAGGTTCTTTCCATTGTTTGCTGCCGAGGGATGCGGACCCGGCTGAATTAGGTTGGGCTGATTTTTTATGAGTGCTTCGAGCAGATTTTCGGCATCAACACGAGCTTCTTTGAGTTCCATTTTGTACCCCTTTCGTGGGCAATTAAAAAAGTAATACATTTCAATTTTAACATGCAATTATGGCATCTAAAGTTAAAAATATACAAACATGAATACACAAGGAAATGAACCACTCTTTTCTCGCAAGCCAACGATCCAATTATCGGATGTGCAGCTCGCAAAAGCACGCAGGATAGAAAGCGCTCTCCTGCAACAAGTGCAAAAAACAAAGGTATGCACGATCGCTGATGCGTTCGGTGTGCATGAAACGACAGCGGGGCGCTGGATCAATGAAGGTGAGCTGACTTTCCTGGCGCAGTTCCTGGCTGTGATTGGTGTTGAAGCGGTGCCGACTGAGCACGCCTATTCGCCCAAGGTCGTTGAAGCCTTGATGACCATCGCGGGAACCAAGATTACCCAGGCGAGTAGTGCAGAAGAATTTTTCACGCAATTTGTGGGGTAGCAACGATGCCGTACGAATCTCCAGCTACTACTCAATACATTCACCAGGTCGTCAATAAGTCGCTGTCAACTGTGCATACGGTCACGGCAACCAGGTGCTGTGAAGGCTTTCGTTGCAATGGTCGTCGCCGTTCTGTTCAGCAATTCCGAAATAAAAAAGGCGAAGCAATTTTCAAATACTGCCGGTTGTGCCGAGGTGTGAAATGACGCGCCGCCGCAAGTTGACAGATGACCAGGTGCGCCAGATTCGCTCGACGCACGCGACGTACAAGCATGGCCGTGGTTATGGTGCATTGGCTCAAGTCTACGGTGTGGCCGCCAGCACGATACGTGACGTGGTCCAGTACGCCACATACATCAATGTCAAGTCAGTAACCACAAAAAGCAAAGCCCAAGCGGTTGCACCCGCCCGGGCTTCTGATCAATTAACAAAAATAGGGTTTCGATAAATGACTCAAATTATTTTAGACCAATATTCAAAGTGCTTGCAAGAAAAGGTTGAGGTATGAGCGTAATGATTTTAATCGGTGATACACGCGAGCAGCTTAAAACTATCGCGTCTGAATCAATTCACTGTGTAGTGACAAGCCCGCCATATTGGGGCCTGCGAGATTACGGAGTCGAAGGACAGATTGGTCTGGAGCCCACGCCAGGTGAATTCATTGCGATCATGGTTGATGTGTTTGAAGAGGTGAGGCGTGTCTTGCGGGCTGACGGTACATGTTGGGTCAACATGGGGGATAGCTATGCAACCGGTGCCGGCGCAGTTGGCCGTTCGCCTGGTGGTGGGGCCCAGGGCGAGCGCTTTATTCGTCGCGGGCACGTTAACACGCAGCCCAATCGCAAGAAATTAGACGGATTCAAACCTAAAGACTTGTGCATGATGCCTCACCGACTGGCAATAGCACTGCAAGAGTCTGGCTGGTGGGTGCGACAGGATATTGTATGGAGCAAGCCGAATCCCATGCCAGAGTCGGTGCGCGATCGTTGTACAAAGTCACATGAATACATTTTCTTGCTCACCAAGAGCGAGCAGTATTTCTACAACGCAGACGCTATTAGGGAGCCGGCAACTGGTGATCCGGAGGCCTCACGCAATAGGTTTGATACGAAAGACTATGAAGTGCCTGGTCAGAAGCCACAAAAACGACTTTCTCGATGTGTTGGGTTTGGGCACGGCACTGATTCAGAAATGCGCAAGCGAGTAAGAGTCAAATCTATTAGTGGCGGTATTTCTTCGCCCAACTACAAGGGCCGCAGTGATGGCGTGTCACGTCCACCGATGACGATGTCCGATCGTGAATATAACCCACTTGGTCGAAACAAGCGCTCTGTATGGATCATGGCAACGCATTCTTTCAAGGATGCTCACTTTGCCACATTCCCACCAGAGTTACCGGAAACCTGCATTAAAGCTGGCTGCCCTGTTGGCGGAACTGTACTGGATCCTTTCTTTGGCGCTGGCACCACAGGCCTGGTTGCCGATCGCCTGCAGCGAAATTGCATAGGCATTGAGCTAAACCCTGCTTATGCGGAAATTGCCCGTAAACGTATCCAGGCAGATTCAACATTATTTGCTCAGGTCGAGGTGGCAGCATGAGCCAAATCGTACTCGCAAAGAAATCAGATCAAGAGCTGACCGAGACTCAACGTCAAGTCTTGCGTGACTGTCTGTATGGAATGGTTGACGGTCAAGCCGAAGAAGACCAAAAGGCCTGGCGAAATTTCTGGCGCATGGTCTGGAACCTTGGTAGTGGCGAATTCTTTTCAATTGAAACCCTGATTCCTCGTCTTGGCCCAGTTCATCGAAAGCAGATGAAACTGGAGGGGGAAATCTTCAAGAACCAGGAGCGCTTTAAAGACCGAGAAATGTTCAGGCTCTGGCTGAAGGTGGGATCTGGCTGGGTTATATGGTGCAGTGGCCCGAAAGGCGGTGTGTTCCCGGTGCCAAGGTCTATCTCATATAAGAAATGTGATGAGGGTGAGTTCCAGATTTACTGCGCCGGCACGCATGAGTTTTTCCGGACGCCGCACGCGCAGAAGTATCTTTGGCCGCATGTGTCAGCTGCGGTGTCTGAACTGAGCATGGAAGCGATTCTTGCAAATTACAACGTATGAAGCGATCCAGCATAAAACCGTCAAAAAAGCGCATGAAGCCGGGGACGAAGCGCATGAAAAGCAGTCGTCCACGCATAACGCCGATTCGCAACGCTGCTCGGGCCCAGGAATGCACATTGCGCTTCCCGACCTGCAATTACAACCCTGACACCACAGTACTGTGCCATTCCAACCTTCTGGAAGATGGAAAGGGCATGGGCTTGAAGGCTCCTGATACTGCTGCAGCTTTTGGCTGCTCGACCTGCCATGACGTACTAGACGGGCGCATGGCCAGGCCAAAAGGGTTTAGCTATGAATTGATGATTGCTCAATTCAAGGAAGGAGTGGCACACACGCACCGAATTTTAAAACGTATGGGATTAATGGAGAAAAACGAGTGATTGAATTACCAGCGCCATTGACGCCCCCCGATTGCGATTTAAGTGATTTCCAATATATGGAGTTGGATGTGCGCCGCCTGCGCGACTCCAGATTCGCGGCATCTGCTGATGGTGAAGCCTTTCGCGCCGCAATCTTGTTATGGTGCGCTGCCTGGCACCAGACACCGGCATCCTCATTACCTGATGATGATATTGAACTTGCCAACCTGGCGGGCTATGGCAGGGTTGTAAAGGAGTGGCGCAAGGTGCGCGCCGAAGCCCTGCATGGGTTTATCAAATGTTCAGATGGCAGGCTTTACCACCCGGTGATAGCCGACAAAGCTGTGTCGGCATACGCAGCGAAAGAGCGCCACGCCTACGGTAAATTCTGTGACCGCATGCGGAAAGAGAACGTAAAACGCACGCATGAGAAGAAACCCCCAGTTGGAATTCCATCGCTTGAGCAGTGGAAATCCGGAGCATACCCTAATGGAATTCTGCCGGATAGCGAAAATATTCCACCGGAAAGCAAGCCACTTTCCACCGGAATTCCAGCGGAAAACCCTCTTAGAGGGAACAGAGAGGGAACGGAGAGGGAACAGAACGGAGAGGGAACTATTAATTATTCCTTACCTAACGGTAAGGGCGCTGAAGCGCCAAGCCCAGGGTTGGCCAAATCTCCAGACCAGATGACCAAGACCGAGCTTTGGGCTGTAGGCAAGTCAATCCTCTTCGAGGCAGGCACGCCAGTCGCTCAGTGCGGGACAGTTGTTGGCAAGCTTTGCAAGGACTACGGCGATGAAATTGTTATCGAAGCCTTGCGCACTGCCGCCGTGCAGAGGCCAGTAGACCCGATTGCATTCCTGAAGGCTACCTGCCAGACACTTGTTGGCGAGCGCAAGCGCAAGACGCCATGGTGGACATCTGACGAACTGATCCTGGCTGAAGGGAGCAAGCACAAGCTGGCGCCGTACCCAGGGGAAAACATGGCGACGTTCAAAGCCAGGGTGCAAGCCGCCATCGATGGGCCTGATGTCACACCGGCGCAACCGCCGCCAAAGGTCGTCACGCCAACAATCATTGCAGAACCAGAGGTCAAGCGCGACATGACGCCAGCAGCAAAGGAGAGCAGAAGCCAGGCGCTCAAGGCCGCATTGAAAATGAAACGTGCATCGATACCAGGTGACCTTGGTGTCGAATATTCTTTAGAAAGCGAATAATGGTATCAAGATTGACACAGCAGAAATTGAATCAGTTGCGCATGAGTTCACGGCTGATTCAGCAGGGCCAGCCAAGCAAGTACAGAAACCGCAAGACCATCCTGGATGGCGAGAAATTCGATTCGATGGCCGAGGCAAAGCGTTATCACCAGCTCCAGATGCTGCAACGCATGGGCGAAATCAGCAACTTGACGCGGCAGGTGTCGTTTGAATTGGCACCGGCGTGCATGGTGCAGGGTGTGCGCAAGCGTGCATTGGTGTATCGCGCAGACTTTACCTACAACGAGAACGGCAAACAGATCGTTGAGGACGTGAAGGGCAAGCTGACCGAAGGCTACATCATCAAGCGTCACCTCATGAAGTCGGTCTTTGACATCGAAATCAGGGAGACAAAGTGATGGCGAGTTCGAAACGGACAAAAAAGGTGCGTAAGCCGTGGAATCCAGACAATGCGCTGTTGAAGACACAACCATGGCGTATCAAGGCGTTGTTTGACCCGCTGTTGGCGATTGTCGACCAATTGGAGTGCGACGGCACGGCAGATATTCAAAACGACGGCACTGCGGTGTTTAAGGATGTCGTTGACGGGTACTGGTACGAAAGCTATACCGCGATCATGGGTGTTGTCGATGTATTCGAAATCCACGAAAAACGTGCTGGCGTCGTGATTGATATGGAGCCACTCCGCAGACTGGCTTCGAAACTTAAGAATGACGTGGATATCCTACTCTGCGATACCGAAGATTGCCGGGCTTGTTTCAATCGCATGCATTCCGCCACATTGCGGATGACAGTCGGATACGCCAGCGGGCTGATACGTGATACCCAGATACAAGAACAAGTTGAAAGATTAAAGGAGGCTGCATGAGTACAAAACAAGATAAGTCAGCAAATCTGATTGATGACCAAGTCGGTGTCGGGGCCTGGATAGAATTGCCTTCAGGCTCAATTGTCAACGTCCGTAAGATAACCACAGTGGTTGTGCAGTCGCAGACGGTGACAGTGCGCGCTGTGGATGGCGAGGGGCGTATGGCCAGCGGGAGTTATGAGCTGTCGCTTGACCATTTGCTGGAGCATGGAAAGATTGTAAAGAAGGCTGGTGTTGAAAATTTGAAATGATGCTTACCTAAACTGGCACTCTTTCGAATCTTGGAAAAACGTGAATTGCGCTTCCTCGTTCGGGTAGCCCCACAGCAGTTTGTTTTTCTTGAACTCCTTCTCCATTCACGTAAACGCATGTTATTGTCAAGTTCTGTTCAATAAGTGCGTCAATTTCAAAGCTAAACTTAATAGTTTGATCTCTCTGAAAGATTTCATATTTGTGCGGCTCTATGAGAAGGTTTTCAGATGAAATTTCAAATTTACTAATTGTAGAACCAGTGTTCTTGATCGTGTAAGTTACTCGTATTACTTTTTGCTTCCCAGAGCCGGTACCTTGGCCTTGAATAAAAAAAACTGGGCGGAATTTCTCTTTTTCTTGATCAGATTGCTTTTCCATTGCCAGCTGCATCGCAGCAAGCTCGCTTTGACCAATTTCAACAAGTGCCTTTTGTTGTTGTACAGAGTTTTGTAATTCTTGCGCTTGAAGTCTGAGGGCATCGGAACTTAATTTTAATTCTCTCCCTTGCTGCAAATATCCATATACCAACCACAAAAACGCAACAGGGGAAAAGAATCCAGCTAGTGCATCGCCAATTTCATTTATTTTTAGTTCCGGAGTAAAGGGCCATTTCGAATAAACGATCAACCCACCCAGCAGAAACCAAATTATCGTCAGAATTGTTGGGACATATACATGTGACTTTATTTCTGGTATAGGATTGGCGCTCATAAAAGTAGTACTATGTCATGATAAAAGTATATCTTAAATCAAATTCTTGATTTAGTCGCACGTTTCGACCCTAGTTGAACAACACAATCATGCTTGATGTAATACAGGCATGAACAAAGATCAGTCAATTTCTCAACAGGATTCAACAGAAACCGCGCAACAAGCTGTTAAACCGTCTGGCAACAAGAAGGGCGCTGACGGTTTAACGGATACCCAGCGCCTGTTCTTGACTGAGTATCTGAAGGACGGAAATGCGACAAAAGCAGCCATTCGCGCCGGCTACTCTGCCGATACTGCTGGTTCACAAGGTTCCCGGCTGTTGAAAAATGAAAGAATTCAACAGGCAATTCAACAAGCTCAACAGGAAGTGTTGGAGGCTGTTAAGCATGAGACGGGCATTACCCTGGAGCGCACCTTGCGCGAGATTGCCAGGCTGGCCTTCTTCGATCCGCGCCAGTTGTTCGCCGCCGATGGCAATCCATTATCCATACAAGAACTGAGTGACGACACGGCTGCAGCAGTTGCTGGCCTGGACGTGACTGAAGAGTTTGCCGGCACCGGCAAGGATCGCACCTTTATCGGCTACACCAAGAAATACAAACTGGCCGATAAGAAAGCTGCCCTGGATATGCTCATGAAGCATCTGGGCGGCTATGGCGAAGACAATGGCCAGCAAGGCAAAGCTGCTGCTGGCACGCTGGCTGGCTTGCTTCAATCCATGCGCGGCAGTGGCTTGAAGGTCGTCAAGAAAGTGAATAGCGCCGATGAGTGAAGCTGTCCCGCTGGATTTTGAGCCAGAGACAGAGGAAGAGCTGGCAAAGTGCCTGGCTGATCCGATGTGGCGCGTTTGCAGCGGCTATCTGTACAAGATCATGGTCAAGAGCGACGACGGCGATGGCTCGGTCGTACCGTTCAAGCCGAACCGGTCACAGCGCCGGTTTATAGGGAGTCTCTGGTACCGCAACATCATCCTGAAGGCCAGGCAGTTGGGTTTTACGACGCTGGTGGCAATTCTTTGGCTTGACCACGCCTTATTCAATCCTGATCAGCGTTGCGGCATCATTGCACAGGACAGGGAAGCTGCCGAAGTCATCTTCAGGGACAAGGTGAAACTGGCTTATGAGCGCTTGCCAGAAGCTCTCAAAGAGGCAATGCCGCTCGCCAGGGATAGCGCCAGCGAGCTGCTGTTTGCACACAATAACAGTTCCATCCGTGTTGCCACCTCCATGCGCTCGGGCACGATTCATCGCCTGCATGTCTCTGAATACGGGAAGATCTGCGCCAAGTTCAAGGACAAAGCCAAAGAGATCATGACGGGCTCGCTGCCTGCGGTACCGCTGGACGGCATCACGATCATCGAATCCACTGCGGAGGGTCAGGAAGGCGACTTCTTTGATAAAACGCAGAAGGCCATGGCCAAGCATGAGCAGGGCAGTGATCTGAATGCCAGGGACTTCCGGTTTCACTTCTATCCATGGTGGCAGGAATCAGCGTACAGGATGCCTACGGCATCGGTCATCATCACTGACAAGGACAAAGAGTACTTCGCAGAGATAGAAGGGCTGATGAAGTGCACGCTGGATGCCGCGCAGCGCAATTGGTACGTCGCTACCAGGGAGGCTGACTTTTCTGGCGATCCTGAGAAGATGTGGCAAGAGTATCCCAGCACGCCACAGGAAGCATTCAAAGTCAGTACCGAGGGCACCTACTACGCAGTACAACTGGCAGCAGCGCGTAAATCAGGGCGTATTGGCCAGGTGCCATTCGTTGAAGGCGTGCCTGTCAATACCTTCTGGGATATCGGCAATACAGACGGTACCGCGATCTGGCTGCATCAAAAGGTGGGTCTGCAGCATCGTTTCATAGGCTTCATTGAAGGCTGGGGCGAAGGATATTCCTACTACATCAAGCAGCTTCAAGAGCTTGGTTACGTCTGGGGGACGCATTTCTTGCCTCACGATGCAGACCACGAACGACAGCAGGGCGAAGACGTGGAAGCCCCAATTGATATTTTGGAAAAATTCTCAATAGGCGGCAAATGGGAGATCGTGCCTCGAGTCTCAGATATCCAGCACGGCATTCAAGTTACGAGAGCTGCATTTAGTCAGTGCTGGTTTGACGAGACCGCCTGCAAAGAGGGTATTGAGCACCTGGCTGGCTATAGAAAGACCTGGAACACACGACAAGGGCGCTGGAATGCGACACCTGAGCACAACATTCATTCCGAAGGTGCGGACTCTTATCGTCAATTCGCCCAGGCATTTGAAACCCTCAATGTCACCCGCACAAAACTTACTAAACGAGAACGTAACTGGAGAACAGCTTGAACCTCAATAAATCAATGATCGTATCCGCCACTGGCCAGGCGATGTTTGGCATTGGCGGGCCCAAGACTCACAAGACAGCCGAATTCAAAGGCTACTGCGTATCACTTGAGTGGGATATGGCAGACGGCGAGCCAGTAATGCTCATCTGGTCACCGCTTGGTGGGCTGGGTGCCGGTGTATTTGGCGTTTGTCTGTCCAGCGCTGGCAAGTACGCCAATCCAGACGGCAAACCAACTGAGGAATGCTTCATGGAAGCTGCTGCAGCACTGCCTACGCTTGGCCGTGCGTTGATCCGTCTCGAAGTTTCGACCCTGGTTGACGTGATTATCCAGTTTCTCCCAGACTTGCTAACCATGCCACCAGCGTCCCGCGCCTCAAGATTAGAGGCCAAGGGCAAGGGAATTCTGGAGGTAACCCAGACCGATGTGAACGGTAAAGTGATAAGCGAGAGCCTACTGTAATGAGTGTCGTAACCGAAGAAAAGCCAGGTGTAAATGCGTCCAAGGAAGAAAAGGCGCGCATTAAGCATGGCCGCCTCTACAATTGGTTTGAAACCGAGATGCGCCGGCAGCAGGCCAACAGGTTCCAGATGGCGCTGGATGAAGACTACTACGACTCGATTCAGTGGCGTCCGGACGAAATTGCCGAACTCAAGGACCGTGGCCAGCAGCCGACTGTCTATAACGAAATCAAGCCCACGATTGACTGGCTAATAGGTGTTGAACGGCGCACCAGGGTAGATTTTGAAGTCATGGCCCGTGATGACGACGAGGGTGCAGACGAGGATGCCAAGTGCAAAACCAAGCTCTTGAAGTACATCGCAGACGTGAATCGTGTTGAGTTTGAACGCAGCGCCGCAGCCGATGATTGCTTTAAAGCTGGCCTCGGTTGGCTGGAAATCGGCATATCACCTGATCCAGAGGATGAGCCCATATATTCACGTTTTGAATCATGGCGCAATATCCTCTATGACAGCCTGGGTACACGTGACGACTTGGAAGACAGTCGTTACCTATTCAGATTCAGGACATTAGATCTGGATATTGCAATCGCATATTTCCCTGACAAAGAGCGGGAGTTGCGTGCGTCAGCGGTCCACCAAGACAAGGAACAGTTTCTCGAATATTTCAATGGCAAACGCCTTGACAGCAGTAGTGACTATGAAGGGACCACGGACAAGTACAACATGTACGACTATTCCGCATGGGAACATAACGACCGTGAGCGCGTCACGCTGATTGAAGCCTGGTACAAAGAGCCGACCAAGGAAACGACAGGCAAGGGCGTTTCTGCTATTGATCGTACGCGCATGCTGATGCAATGCACGATCATGACGGCTAAGTACATCATCAACGACAGCCCCAGCCCGTACAAGCACAATCGCTTTCCGTTCGTGCCGTACTGGTGCTATCGCCGGAAGAAGGACAATGCGCCTTACTCAGTCATCAGGCCGGTGCGTAGCCCACAGGACGCCCTGAATAAGCGTATGTCCAAGGCAATACACGTCATTTCCACCAACCAGGTGATCGCAGAAGCGGATGCCTTCGATGACAACGTGATGACTGCAGAAGAAGCGCGGGATGAATTGCAGGCACCTGACGCGTTTGTATTACTTGCAAAAGGTGGTCTGGAAAAACTGAAAACGCACCGTGAGAACGATGTTGCGCAGGGCCATTTGCAGATGGCACAGGCCGACCGCGAGATTATCCGCAATGCTTCTGGAGTGACCAGCGAGAACCTTGGCCGTGACACCAATGCGACATCCGGCATTGCCATCCAACGCAAGTCAGAGCAGGGCAGTCAACAAACTGCCGAGATTTTTGACAACATGCTGTTCTCGCGTCAGATGGAAGGTGAAATCAAGCTCAGCCTGATTGAACAGTATTACAACGAAGCCAAGACATTCAGCATAACCGGTGAGCGCAAGAAGCGGGAATATGTCCGCATCAATCAGAAAGACCCGGTAACAGGCCAGTTGCTGAATGACATGACAGCGCGCAAAGCGATGTTCGTTATTGGTGAGAACGCCTGGAAGCAGACGCTGCAGCAGGCAGCTTTTGAGTCTCTGATGCAGTTGCTGACACAGTTGGCACCTACAGCACCGCAAGTCGTCACTGCCTTGCTGGACACTGTATTTGAACTCGCTGACCTGCCCAACAAGAAACTGGTCATCCAGCGCATACGCCAAATCACTGGCATGACGGACCCGGACGAGCCGCCAACGCCTGAGCAACAGCAGGCACAGCAGCAGCAACAGGCCTTACAGCAGGCTCAAATCGAAGCGCAAATGGCGCAGGCCAAGGCCGACATCGTCAAGGCAAATGCCCAGGGTGAACAGATAGATGCTGATCGCCTGAAGAAGACAATCGAGGCAGTGTATGTGGCGATGCAAGCCAGTCAAACCATTGCGCAAGTGCCAGGAGTGACCCCGGTTGCCGACGAGCTACTGAAGTCTGTAGGATTTAGGGATCAGAACCCAGGCATGCCGCAAGCGCCTGAAATGGTGCCTCTTCCAGTTGATCAACCGACGCAAGCACTGCCGCCAGCACCATTACAAGCTGATGGTGCAGCAACTGGAATTGAAACGATGACCCCGACAGACAATATTCAAGGAGCAGGATGATGGCAAAGAAGGCACAACCAATCGCGAGCGCGATTCAACCGCAGGCCAACCCTGTGGAACCGACAGAAGAAGCCGCAGATGAACTGAAAGCACAGGCGGATTTTGAGCCTATTGATCGTCTGGACCGCGTCCGAGCTCTGAAGGAAGCGCCTGCTGATGCCGTGACAGCGCAAATGCTGGGTGGTATCGAGTATTTCAAGGATGCCAATGGCCGGACTATGCGGGTGTGCGTAGCTGATGGCGAGCTGTGCAAGCAGGAAATCAACCAAACCAACTAAACAACTCGCAGGAGCGAAACTACTATGTCACACGGATATACAGAAGATGAATTGAAATTCCTCACAGCAGAGGAAATTGCAGCACTCGACGACGATGCTGGCGATGAGGGCGAAGTCATAAAAGACCCTGCTGATGGTGATGACGACAAAGGCAACACCAATGATGATGCAGACAAGGGCGAAGCCACCGCTGAAAAGAAGCCTGAAGATGAACCCAAGCCAAATGCCAAGGTAGAAGTTACCGAAAAGCCTGAAGCGGATGACAAGCAAGAGTCAATTCCTGCTGATCGCACAAAGCCGCTCTACAAGTCTGACGCTGAAATAGCAGATTCAAAGGCCAAGCGCGAAGAACTCACAGGCGAAAAAGCCACCGCTCTGGCAAAATTGATTGAAGGTGAAATCACTGCCGCTGAATATTCGGCCATTGATACCAGGGTACAAGGCGAAATTAGCAAGCTGGATCGAGCTGAAACCAAGGCGGAAACAAAAGCCGAGGTGTCTGCTGAAATGACGCAACAGCAGTTGCACCGTGAATGGGATCGTGAAGTTGCGGCTTTAACCAAGCAGGCCAAGATCGAAGGCATTGACTATACAGACGAAAAGCTGACCAAGGAATTTGACACTTTGGTGCGCGTTTTCGGGCAAGAAGCGATAGCCAATGGCATGCCGGACGATAACCTGGCCGCATCTAAGTGGGCTTTGGCTCAAGCGCATAGCACCATGAAAATGCGGCATGGTATTGCCGCTCAGGCACAGCCTGCAGCAGCGCCGGCAGAGCCGCAAAGCAAGAACGAGCCACGTCACAACGTCAAAACACTGGGCGCGCTGCCAGTAGCTGACTCTCATAAGGTCGATAACGATCCGATCGCACGTTTTGCCACGCTGGAAGGCGAAGATCTGGAGCGCGCAATCGCCAAGATGTCGCCTGACGAAATCGAACGCATGCTTGCGGGAACATAAATATGACCCAGCAGCACGGCATGTCCGTGGACGTTAAAGTCGGCCAAGCCATCGATATCGACAACGGCAGAATACGTATCGTTGTCGAGCGTAAAGAAGGAAAGCGAGCCCGGTTACGTATTGTTGCTGACAAGAGCATAATCGTGACCAGGCCGCAAGAAATTGCGACTAACAAAATCGCATAAGTAACCAGGCAGAGGCCTGGGTAAATTGATTGACACGCAGGAGTGTGTCGTAATATCCGAAAGGGATACTATGTCACGCACTTCTATTCTGCCTTCCGATCCGGCGGCAGTGAAAGTATGGTCTGCGAAGATCGCAGTTGAAGCTCAGAAGAAATCCTTCTGGACAAAAATGACAGGTGGCGAAGATGCTGCCATGCCTGTTGTCATCAAGTCAGACCTTGAATCTGGTCCTGGTGATGAAGTCACTACCACTCTGATCGCCAAGCTGCGAGGCAAGCCAATTGAAGGCGACGAAAAAGGCGAAGGCCGTGAGCAAAGACTGTCCCACTATACGCATAAAATGCGTATCGATAAGAGCCGTCAGTTGGTCAACGTCGGCGATGTTATGTCACAAAAACGTGTTCGCCAGGATATCGCCAAGCAAGCGCGTGCCCGTCTGTCGGACTACATGGCTGAAGTTCAAGATGAACTGATTCATATGTATGCCTGCGGTGCGCGCGGCGTGGGTGACGAAATTCAGCATTATCCAAATAACTGGACAGGCTTCCCCAATCCTTTGACTGTGCCAGATGCAGCCCATCTGCAAGTTGGTGATGGTCTGACCAAAGCCACTTTGGTAGATGGTGGCGCAACTTCCAAAATGAGCACAGCGGTTATTGATCGTGCCCTTGTTCGTGCCTCGAAAATGTTTTCCCTCGAAGGCAAGAAAGGCGCTCGCATGGAGCCGGTCAGCGTGGAAACGCCAAACAGCGGTTCCGATAAGTGCTTTGTGCTCTTGACCTCTCCAGAATCGATGTATGACTTGCGTCGTGAAGTTGGTGACGCAGGCTGGTTGACGTTGGAAAAACAGAAGGCCGCTGCAGTTGGTGCGAAGTCCCCCATCTTCCAGGGTGGTGATGCCTACTATAACGGCGCATTGGTGACGAAGCATGAAACCTGCGTGAAATTCAACGATTACGGTGCCGGTGGCAATGTCAACGCCGTTCGAAATTTGTTCCTGGGTGCCCATGCAGTGGCCGTTGCACATGGCATGAAGGGGCAAAAAGGCAATGTTCGCTATGAGCTGTCGGAATCCTCCGTGGATCATGGCGAAGAAAGCGTGATCGTTGTTCGCATGATCGCTGGCTTTGACAAGACCCGCTACAACAACATGGATTTCGGTGTGCAGTCTATCGACACCGCTTATACAACCATCGACTAATCACATTTTCTGCACCTCGTTCGGGTACTCAATCCCGAACAGGTTTGGAAACTCACGTTCTGAGGAAAATCATGTCTCTGAAACAATCCATTCAAGTCGCTAACAATTATCCGGCGATTAACGCCAGTGGTTATGAACCCATCGTTATCTTTGGGGACTACATCACCGTTGCCGGTCTGGCTGCCAATGACGTTATCGAAATGGCGATTTTGCCATGCGGATACGTGGTAACTGGCCTGAAACTCACTTGCGACGACCTCGACACTGGCGCTGCCATCACATTGGACTGCGGTCTGGTAAGTGGTAAAGCCGGCCTGGTCGACAATGCGCGCACATGCGGCAATGAAGCATTTGCTGCCAGTACCATCGGCCAGACCGGTGGCATACAGGCGGAAAACAAAGTTTCGCTCCTGAATGCCGCGCCAAGTGCTGTTGAGCAAAGTATCGGCCTGAAGATAGGTGTTGCTGCTGCTGGCCTGGTGGTCGGCGCGAAAATCCGTCTGACGGTCTTCGCACGTCCTGCATTGCACGGTGCATAACCATGGGTAGGAAAAGCGAACGCAAGAGTGTTCTGTCTGGGGCCTTAACTCTCACTGCAGAAAAAACAGTGGATTCAAAAGCCCCAGGCACTAATGCACTGAAATCTATTGCTGAACAGGCAGGTTTGACCAATGTTGTGCAAGCCCTGAAAGCCATTGCCGAAGCAAAAGCGACCACTGAAGCACAAGCAACTACTGAAATAGAAGAAAGCCCGGTAGTGCCGCGCCCGAGGTCTGTTGATGCCATGAGCCATGTGCAGCTTAAGGAATATGCCGCTGAAATTGGCATCCAACAGCGTGATATTGATGGCCTGACTGAAGACAGATTGCGGCAGAACTGTAAAGCACGCATTTTCACGTCCATGGAAGACGAATGATATTGGCATCCGCACTGATCAGGCAGGCCCAGGGCATCGCTCAGGATCTGTCTACATACCGCTGGACCGCTGCTGAGTGGCTGGACTATCTGAATGATGCGCAAATTCAGATCGTTCAATTACGCCCAGATATGAGTGTTGCAAACAGGAGCGTAGCGCTGGTAACAGGCTGGAAGCAGGCAATACCTGCGGATGGCCTGAGATTGCTTGCAGTCGAGGCTAATACGTCAGGCAGAGCGATCAAATTGATCAGCACTGAAAAGCTCAACGCCTTCGCACCGAACTGGCGCGCTGAAAAACAGGCTGATGTCATCAAGCACTACATGGTCGACCAGCGAGACCCGACCCGGTTCAGCGTCTATCCGCCAGCAAGCAGCAAAGCCAGTGTCGAATGCTTGTTCTCTGTCATGCCGACTCGTTGCGACACTGAAAATTCACCAATTTTCGCTGACATTGTGACAAATCAGATCCTGGACTGGATGCTGTTCCGTGCCTATTCCAAAGACGACGAATTTGCTGATGTGGCTGAGAAACGCAGCTTTTATCAAAACAGTTTCCTGACAGCGCTGGGTGCCAAGACTCAAACTGATCTGGCATTCGACGCTACAAAGTCGCAACCCGCACTTGTTAAGCCTGGAGTTAGATAGCCATGCAGAATTGGGAAAGCCTTTACCGCGACGTTTCACCCTACGTATCCGGTTGCTCTGAACTGGAGCTGGATCATGCACTTTTACGAGCTGCACAGCATTTTTTCAGCCGTACCCGCGTGTGGACACTTTGGCTTGATGAAATCAACACGTCTGCCGGCGTTATGGAATATGACTTGAATCTTGAATCAAAGTCTGAGCTGGTGCGGATAGAGCGGGCAACGTTGAACGCACAGCGTTTAACGATTCAAGCTGAGGGGCGCTTACCTGCCAACTGGCGTGAGTACCCTAACCAGGCGGGTGTTTGCCAGAGTATTCATACAACTGATCGCAAAACGGTCGTTTTGCTGCCACCGCCAGGTGACGGCTTGTTGCTGCAGATTCAGGCATGTCTCAAACCGAGTAACAACGCAGTGGGTATTGAAAACCGGTTCTATGACCAGTATGCATTGGCGATCGCAACAGGTGCGAAATCCATGCTGATGCTTCAGCCAGGCATGCCATTTTCAAACCCGAGCGAAGGCCTACGCCTGGAAAGCGAGTTCAACGGAAAGATGGCGGCGATTTCGATACAGAACGCACGGGGATTTTCTTCACATAGGCCGCGCCTGCGTGGCCGCTACTTTTAACAAAGGGGGCACAATGCCAGCATCAAATTATTTAAAAGGTAAGGTCATCGACGGAACCGTCCGAGGCATAAACTTTGCCGCTCCAGCCACTGTGTATGTGTCACTGCATACGGCTGATCCAACTGCCAATGCGACGCCAGCAACTGAAATCTCAGCAGGGTGGTATGCGCGCCAGGCAACGGCTTTTGCAGCGCAATCCACCGCAGGCCAGACAAGTAACTCGGGCACGGTCACTTACAACGGTGTCTCTGGCAGCCCGGTAACAGCAACGCATTTCGCAGTGTGGGACGCTGCGACACTGGGCAACATGCTGTATTACGCGCCATTGTCCGCACCCAAGACCTTTGCTGTAACTGACGTTCCGACCTGGTTGCCAGGGACTTTGACAGTGACCGCGACCTAAGCAGATTCATGAACGGCCAGACGCTCAATGCCGCTGCCTTAAACAGCGTTGTTCCCATAGCTCAGACGGTATTTATACCGGCTTCAAGCACGGGCATCGCATTTACGGTCTTTGAGCGGGCTTCTGTTTCCATGGCTGGTGCGACAGGCGTAAGCATGGATGCAGTTGGTGATGTCGCGAAAGTCGCATTGCTGGCAGCTTCTGTAACGGGAATCGACTTTATGCCAGCCGGTGAGCTGGCAGTAATGCGGCGGGTGGCAATTGACAATGTCTTAGCTGGGATTGCCTTTAGTTTGACTGGGCTATTGAACGCCGATGCATACATGCCAAATGCGTCGGTATCTATGGCAATGGGAGCGACTGGCACGCTGACCAACTATGCGCAAATGCAAGGCAATACAGGTATCGCACTCGAAGGCGCGGCCCCTGCACCGGGCGCAATTAAGTATTTACAAGGTGAAAGCACCATTTTACTTAGCAGCAGTGGTGAATTGAGTTCGCTCAAACCCATTGCACCATCTTCCACGGGTGTGGCATTCAGTTTGTCTGGGCAAGTAGGCAATCCGATACGGCTTTCAGGCGTCGTAAGTATTGCTTTTTATCTCGATGGGACCCTATCGATAAACCCCAATGCCCGCGATGCTGATGACAAGGTGGCAGTGCGCCCATTTCAAAACAGAACTGTATCGAGATAATGGCAATTTTAGAAAAATTCACTAAACAGCCGATTGAGGTGGAAATTTATGCCATCCAGTTTGCGGAAGACATGGCTGCCACGGACAGTATTACAGCGGGGCACCAGGTCGTCACGCATAACGGGAAGTCGAAAGGACTGATGGTCCTTTTTGCGCCCTACACGGCGACGGCGGCGGATGACCGCAAGACTTTGCGGACCAATTCTTCAGTCACGCTGCCAGCGGATGCAGCGGACGGATACACGCTGTATGTCGGGAATACCAATCAATCTGCTGCGATATCGGCAGGCCCGACAAACATACCGGCGCGTGGCTCTTCAATTCTGGTTCGCTCTGCCGGGAACTGGACAGTTGAGGCGAGTGCCACCGGCATTATCGTGGCTGCTCCAGGTGACCAACGGATTCGTATTGTCTTTGTTGGTGGACTGGATGGGAGCAGCTACAAGGCTGAACTCACCGCGATTACCAGCGAAGGCCGGACTATGCAAGACGAGCTGATCATCAAAGTAAGGGAATCTTGATGCAATTATTTACCAACAATGCGACTTCCGTCCTGGCGGCTGGTATTACCAGTGTTGCCACCTCGTTGACTGTTGCCACTGGCGATGGCGCGAAGTTTCCGAATCCAACTGTGGGCGATACTTTTCTGGTAACGCTCTATAAGCTCAGTGGTGTGACTGAAACCAGCTATGAAATCGTCAAGTGCACAGCCAGGGTTGGAGACACGCTGACAGTCGTTCGCGCTCAAGAAGGCACGACTGGTACCGCGTACGCAACCGGCGACAATGTCGCATTGCGATTGACAGCTGGTTCGATGTCTACTGATGCCATCGCAGAAGGCAACAATAAGTATTTCACTGTTGCCCGTGTTTTATCCAGCGCACTGACTGGCCTGAGTCTCGTCTCGAATCAAGCGGTAGCTGCTACAGATACAGTCTTGCAGGCTATCGGCTACTTGCAAAAACAGATCACGGACGCTGTTTCCAGTCTTGCGGCAAAAGCACCAATCGCTAACCCGTCCTTTACAGGGAAGGCAACTTTCGTTTCGACGAAAACGACCAAAGTCCCGATGAACTCGGGTACCAGTATCGATCTTGAAGCGGGTGAACTGTTTACTAAGACTATCTCAAGTGCAACGACGCTGTCACTTGCAAACGTTCCTGGTAGCGGTGTTGCGGCCTTTATGCTGGACCTTACAAACGGTGGTTCCGCAACCATTACTTGGTGGTCTGGCATCAAATGGCCTGGCGGCACGGCTCCCACTCTCACAGTATCTGGCCGGGACACTCTGGGTTTCTTTACCCATGATGGTGGCACAACCTGGACTGGTCTAGTACTTGGGAAGGATATCAAGTAATGCTGCGTAACCTTATTTTTGCAGCTGCCGGAACTTCAGTCGGGGCACTTCCTGGCCAAGTTGCCTTCACGACTCCAGGAACATTTAGTTGGACTGCGCCGGCAGGCGTTTTTTCAGTCAGTGTTGTTGCGGTAGGTGGTGGCGGCACCGGAAGTGCTAACGGTCAAGGCGGCGGTGGCGAGTTGCGTTGGAAGAACTACATTCCGGTCGTTCCAGGAACTTCATACACCATCACCGTTGGCGGTGTGAGTGGCACTTCTTCATTTGCTAGTGCATGTATTGCTAACGGCGGCGCGTCCGGCAGCGGTGGTGCCGGTGGCTCAGGGGGAACCGGGGATGGTGGTGGTAACGGCGGTCACGGTGCCTCTGCTGGTGCCTCTAACAGGGGCGGTGGCGGAGGTGGTGCCGGCGGATACACAGGCAATGGCGGTGATGCATTCCAATGGGCTACTGCCTCAACCGCTGGATCCGGTGGTGCCGGTGGCGCTGGCAACTGGAACGGCAATGCTAATGGACTCGGTGGCAGTGGCGGTGGTGTAGGGATATTGGGAACTGGTGCCAACGGCGCGGCAGGAACAAGCTTTGGTAGCGGCGGACTTGGTGGCAGTGGTGGTAGTGATGGCGGCACGACTGGCAATCCTGCCGGTTCTTTTGGTGGCGGTGGAAATGGTACGGCCGGTACCGGTGCAGTGCGAGTCATTTGGGGCGATGGTCGGTCATTTCCCAATGCAGCAGCAGACGTTTAAGGATAGAAAATGCTCTTAATCGATAAGCAAACACGTGCTTACCCGCTGACATACAGCCAGGTAATCACGCTTTATCCGGGTGTAAGCCTGCCACCAATCCCCAGCGACGAAGATCTGGACGCAGTAGGGGTAGCGAAGGTCAGTTATACAAGCCCTCCGCCATTTGATGCGACAAGGCAGTACTTAACCGAAGACGCTCCCACATTGGTCAACGGTGCATTTCAGCAAGTATGGCGAGTGAAAACATTGCCAAATGTAGAGGCAGCACAGAAATTGAGAGCAGCAAAAGACACAAAAATCAAAGAAATCAAGGCTGAGCGTGACCGTCGCAAATTCAACGGCGTCAAGGTCGACGGGAAATGGATACACACAGATACCTACTCGCGTACGCAGTGGATGGCATTGATTATGGACCGGATGCTGCTTGGCGTCGCGATGCAGCCGATTCCTTGGACGACTATGGACGGAAGCATCGTGCCCACCACCATAGAACTTGCCACCGCTGTTTTCACAGCCACGAAAACACTGGATGTTCTCGCATTTTCGCGCGCTGCCTTCCATATCGCACAGGTTGAGGCGTCGGCAGACCCGGCCAGCTATGACTACTCGGCAGGCTGGCCCGAAACTTTTGGAGGGTAAGCATGGCATTCAAGGCGGCATTTTATAAAGGTGTGCGGCCAGGTGTTCCGGGCATCTATAACCGTGGTGTGCGCTGGTGGACACGCGGGCCATACAGTCATTGTGAGCTTGTTTTCAGTTCCGGAGTGTCTGCATCAGCCTCTTATATGGATGGTGGCGTACGCTTTAAATGGATTGAATACGATCCTAAACACTGGGATTTCATTTATCTACCCGCACATTTTGAACCTCATGCGTTGGCCGTTTTCGAGAAAAAGCAGGGCGATAGATATGACCTTCTCGGTAATGTACATTTCGTCATATCTGCTGTGGGGGATGACGACGGTAAGTCTTTCTGTTCTGAGATTCTTGGCGAGGCGCTTGGACTATTGGAACCATATAGATTTTCGCCAAATGCGCTTAGCGTAATTCTCAAGTCCATGTTCCCGCAGCTTCAGCCGACTTAACGCTAACCAACTACGGGCAAGGACTATGAGCGATACAAGAAAATTAATTCTCGACAATATTGGGCATCTGCTGACGCTGATCAGTTTGATCGTGTCTGGCGCGGCAATGTGGCAGGCCATGGATAAGCGGGTGCTGGTCCTTGAAGAAGCCAGGACGTCACAGCGAGTAATCGATACCCGCCAGGACAACGAGATTGTCGAGAACAAAAAGAACGTTCGGGAAGACTTGAAGGAAATCAACAACAAGCTGGATCGTTTGATTGAGAGGAAATAATGAAAAATAGTCGCGATTTAGCGGACTTGCTGCCTGTCGTGGCAGCCAAGGCATCTGCATTTGTCGGTGCGTGTAAGAAGGCAGGAATCGACGTGCTGATCACTTCCACCCTGCGTGACAATGAAGCACAAGCAGCTTTGTACTCTCAGGGGCGCACAACGCCAGGCAAGGTCGTGACAAAAGCAAAGGCTGGTCAGTCCTGGCACAACTATGGCTGCGCTTTTGATTTTGTCCCAATAGTGAACGGCAAGGCGCAATGGGATGACACCCGCACGTTTGAACGTTGCGGTGTGATTGCCGAAAGTGTCGGGCTGGAGTGGGCAGGGCGCTGGAAGAGTTTCAAGGAGCTGGCGCACTGCCAGTACACAGGCGGTTTAACCCTGGCTGATTTGCAGGCAGGTAAAAAGATTCAATAGCGAAAGGAAGCATCATGGCACTCGATCCTCTCAGCGCGGTACTGGATATCGGCGGCAAGGTCATTGACCGTTTGTGGCCGGACCCGGCTCAGGCAGCCAGCGCGAAACTTGAACTGATCAAGCTGCAGCAGTCTGGCGAACTTGCGCAGATTGCTGGGCAGATGGAAATAAACAAAGTGGAAGCGGCCAGCTCCAGCACATTTGTGGCTGGCTGGCGTCCATTTATCGGCTGGGTGTGCGGTGCTGCCTTTGCGTACAAGTTTGTCCTGGCTCCCATAGGTGCATTTGTGCTGGCAGCAGTTGGCCATCCTATCGTCATGCCTGTACTGGACTTTACAGAAATGTCTTCTGTCCTGCTGGGCATGTTGGGCCTTGGTGGCATGCGCACCCTGGAAAAGATCAAGGGCGCAGAAAGTAACCGGTAAATATGGCTGTTATTCAGATACGTGGCTTCGGAGGCATGGCACCAAGCGCCGAGCCTCACGACCTGATGGACAATATTGCGGTGCATGCGAAAAATGTGGATACACGTTTCAGCAGCTTGCGGCAGTTCTATCAACCTGCAACTGTTGGCAGTGCGAGCCCAGGGCAGACGCTGTACAAGTTCGCCAACTCGTCCACGTTCCTGACGCGTAGTGGTGATGTCAATTTTGTGCGCGGGCAGATCCCGAACGACAGCACTGAGCGCACTTATTACACTGGTGATGGTGCGCCCAAAGCCACTGACTCAAGTATGACGGTGCGCCAGCTCGGCGTTCCTAAACCAGCGGCCGCACCAATCGTGACTATCGTCAAGGAAGTGTCATTCACTACCGATGATGCTCTGGCGGCCAAGAAAAAAGCACCAACGACCATCACCAATGCCGTGCGCGATGCCATTAGCTGGCAATACAAAGGCCTGGCTGATGCTGATTTGGCTGATTTACATGCCGTTCCAGAACGGCCTTGGGAATTTGACGTTATCCGGGGCGGGCGTGTAGAAAACGGTGGATTTATTCCAAATACCCCAAGCGATGTGAATTTGATGTCGGCTGATCTCAAGTACCGCTCTGATGCGGTCGGTCTGTATGTTGGTTTGTTTGTGCGCGCCGGTGTGTGGATTCTGGATAGAGCGAAACTGACGACCTCTCTTACTGCAATTCCATCCCCTGACACGACGGCAAAAGAGGGGACAAAGCTTTTTACTCAAGAGCAGGTTACAGACTTTGTTGAAGCTGTAGAGACTTATTTTACATCGCGAGACAAAGAAATTGCCCCAATTGTTGCCAAAATCAAAGCGGCAAAACGTTCATTTGTTGATTTGGTTGTGAACCCGACGACCGTGACCAGCGCCACCAAGGGGACGGTAGATAGTTATTACACGAAGTCAGAAACGGTCGCCGCCCTCGATGCTGCTATTGCCTCTGCCGCGCTGGATGTGGTGCGCCGTGCGGATAGCTGGCAAGTCAATCGTGGGCTATCAGTTGGCCAGGCCACGACAACGATCACCGGGTTTATCGTCAAGCAGTCAGATGGAAGCAAGACCGTCAACGTGCCGGCCATGAAAAACTGGCTCGCCGCGGAGTTGCTGGCACCATCCCCGGACGCCCGCAGAGATGCCAGTGAAATTGCCGCCGCATCCAGCGAGATCTGTGAGCAGCTCGTTACGGAAGTCGCCAAATTGCGCATGCCCATATCCGGAGTGGCCGATTTGGGATCTTCAGCATTGAGTAGCATTACTGGCGTGGGCGGAAACAACGTTACTCAAACCATGATAGCCCTGCAGAGTGAACTGGAAAGCCTGGTCAAGTCTATCGAAGCCATGTCGAAAACCCTGCTCGATGGCACTGAAAAGAAAATTGCAACCCTGTTCGAAGGCGATATGGGTGGTGCCATGCCAGAAGGCGAAATTCCTATTGTCACCGCACGGGCTTACGTTTTTACCGAGGTCACTGACTGGGGCGAAGAGTCTGCTCCGTCCCCTGTGTCCAACATCATTGAACTTGATCAGAACGATACCAGCAAGCTTGTTCTGCCAGGTGCGCCAGGCGGGCGCAATATCACCAAGCGCCGTGTGTACAGAAGTGCATCAGGATCGAACACTTCGGCATTTCTGTTGCTGGGGGAATACCCAGCAGAGAAGGTCAACATTGACGACAAAGTGCCAGGAACGCAGCTCAATGAGTCTTGCCCAACATTCGGCTGGGATGAGCCACTTGAAGACTTAAAGGGGCTTGTGGGCATGCCAAACGGCATTATGCTGGGCTTTACCGATGCCACCTTGCATGCCTGCGAGCCGTACGCACCTTACGCCTGGCCAGCTAAATACGATATCCCGCTGGAGTATCCCATTGTTGGCATTGCTGTTGCCGGGCAAACGGCGGTGGTCACCACAACGGGTGTGCCTTACCTGGTAACTGGCGTCGATTCTGGCAGTCTGTCTGCTGAGAAACTGCCGCGCAACCAGTCCTGCGTATCCAAGCGCTCGATGGTGGCAATCGGTGGCTCTGTCATCTATGCATCGCCAGATGGCTTGGTTGCCGTGGAGGGTGGGGACGCTCAGGTATTCACTGGTGACATGATATCCAAGGCGGATTGGAATAAATACAATCCGTCCAGTATGTTCGCGGCTGAATATGATGGACGTTATCATGCGTTTTACACCAACCTTTCTGGTCAGCGTGGCTGTCTGGTGTTTGACCTGGCAAACAAGACGCTGGTGGAGCATGGCGGCACGGCTGACGCTGCTTACTCTGACAAGTCAACAGATACGCTGTTTGTGCTGTCTGGATCAAGTATCAATGATTTTATGCCGACCACTGGCCCGCGGATGACTTCAGTCTGGAAATCCAAGATATTCAGATTCAGCAAGCATGCGCCACTTGCATGGCTACACGTCAATGCACAGCCCGGTACGGTGAAAGTTGACATCTATGCCGAGGATGTCTTGTGGTGCACGAGGGTGATGACGGATAAGAAGCCAGTGCGCTTGCCACCTGGCCGCTACCGCGAATTTCAAATCATCATCACCACGGATATATGGGTAAATAGTGTTGTTTTGACCTCAACCACAGAAGAATTGAAGGCAGTGCAGTAATGGCGACACCTATCGATAGTGAAAAAAGTGCTCCATCAGGCGAAGCCCCGAACCTTCCATCCATACCAACAGTATCAGAAGGATCTTTGGTCAACGCCGTCAACAAAATCAAGGAAATACTGGAGACCAGGGAAGGGCGACGGGGTTCCAAGTACGAAAAAGTGGTGACGTGGCGTGACCTATGGAATGTCGGCCTGATTGCCTTTGATCGTGGTGGTAACTGGATATTTAATCAGGCGGACGGGGCGGTGCAGGGCACAACCATCATCAATGGTGGCCAGGGCATGCGCACGACGCTCGAAACCCAAATCCGAAACTCACGCGCATTCAAAGAACTTTTTCAGCGCATCAATAGCCCGGAAAGTCTGGCCGAGTTCCCAGATGAAGTACGCGCAGCGCTCTCGCGTGATCTGGCCGATGTGGCGAAGGAGTTTGGGGCAGCGATACGGGAGATGGATACGATAATCCAGAATCAGAGCCGTTCGTTTGCAATGCGCCTGCAGGAGATTACGGCAAGTGTCGATAGCGCGCAGTCTGGCGTACGGACTTTGGCATTTGCTTCTGCAACAAAGGACGATGCGCAGGCTGGACAAATCACGCAAGTTAGAGCCAGGTTAGACAATTTTGGCGGTACTGGCGTCACAGTAGAGCAAAAACTGGTTGCTACTGCGGATCGCATCAACGGGCTGTCAGGCACTTACACAGTCAAGATAGACGCCAATGGCAAGTTCGCCGGTTTTGTGCTGGCGGTTGATGCACCTGTGGGCCAGCCTGCCATATCTCAGTTCTTGATCAACGCAGATCAATTGGCCTTCTTTGCCGCGAATGGGAAAGTAAGTCCCTTTGGTGCTGATGCCAATGGTATCTATATGAACGGCAGCGTTCGCATCAATACGGGCGGTGGGCTGACGTTTGAACAGTTGGCCTACAATGCGTCTACTCCAGCCATCACGTTCATAGGCGCGTTCGCATCTGCCCCAAACGGAACAAAGAACAACGTCTATCGCAACACGACCAACGGCATAACTTACATTCACAATGGCACTGGCTGGCAGGTTTATCTCGAGGCAGGCACCAGAGGAACCGTGACACTGTATGGCACTGGCCTGTGGAATGACGGGACTGCTTCTGCAGTCGTGCAGAACGCCACTGGCAAGCCCGACAAGGTCATTGGCGACACAGTGACTCTAAGTACGTCCACATCGGCCACGACTAAATACTGGACAGGTGTTTCATGGGAGCCTGTTGGTGTCGTGATTGATGGCAATCTACTTGTAGATGGCACCTTGTCCGCTGCCAAGCTGACGGCTGGAACTGTGGTTGTCCCTTCCACCAGCTCCCGCGTGTCTATAGGGCCAGACGCCAGTGCACCCGCGCCGTTTAATCAGTCAGGCTGGAATGTCAGTCGGGCCACTGGGGTTGGACCTGCAGCATCGATATTTAACCAGGGTACGGGCTCAGGGCTTTATCTATTCAGTCAGAGCAGTGGTGACGGACTCACTGCATTTTCCCAAAGTGGGTATGCCGGCACATTCACGTCTCAGGGATCCAGTTTCTCGGCTCTGTGGGCGCGAAACGTCTACGGCGGACACGCATTCCGAGCCTATGGTGGGTCAAATGGTGGGGTTACATCGTCCGCCGTCATTGGCCTGAGTGATGGCCGGTGCTTCTATAACGAAGGTGGCACCTTTGGGCCTTTCACTGGTGCGCATGATGCTGTCATTCCCAAGGATGTGGACCTGGATATGGTCGTGGGCGATATCGTCGTTGATTATCAATTGGTTGAGCGAAACGGCGTTTCCGATACCATATTTGATGTGCGTCTCTCAGATCGCCCAATGCAAAAGACAGCGCTTGGTGTGCTCAATACCAGGGCGAACCGGTTTAGCATCGTGCCTGCCGCATTCATTGATCGTGATGCCCTTACTGTTGACGCAGATGGCAATCCGCCGGCACCCCAGGCAAAAGAGAGTTTTACTGGGTACCTACTGAACTACGATCTTTTGACGGTCAATTCTGTTGGAGAAGGGCAGATTAATGTCTGTGGTGAGAACGGTGACATTGAGGCTGGTGATTTGATTGTCACCAGCTCGATGCGGGGGAAGGGGATGCGGCAAAGTGACGATATATTGCGGAGTACTTCAATTGCCAAGGCCCGCGAGGCAGTGAAGTTCTCTGATCCGAATCAAGTCAAGATGATTGCCTGCATTTATCTTTGTGGTTAACGTCTTTGATAAGTATCCGCAATAAGGAATCTTGGATGACCACTCAATTCGACTGAATAGTCATCTAATTTCTGCAACAAATTTGTGCAGTCTTTGACCGTTTCGCCAAATATCTTAGACTGAACGTAGCTTGAGCTTTCTCCTTCTTTGTCTAAGGATGTTCTACTTTCTTCAAAAAGAGCGAGTAGACTGCCTGAACGCAAGAAAAATGTGCTAACTGGAGCCCAAAATTGTTTACCAGTAGTGGATGCAGAATATGCATATGAAAGTGCCCAAAGAAACTCTAATTTATCGAATCCATATAGGAAGTCAGTATGATTTTGAAAAAGTATTTTTGTTCTTAGCGCGAAGTAGTCTTCGATCCAGCAACTCATGGGAAAATGCTCAAACTCTTTTCCTTCTAAAAATTCTGCCTTTTCATTCATTGGATCTAGAGTCCTGCGCAGATTTAAATTGACTGATATAGGTTGAGGATCTTTTTTATCAATTAAAACTTCAGCAGCGAATAGTTCGCCAATTATTGCTAGATTCCCTGAGGCTATTGCCCCAATTCCTAGCGCATAGGTTATAAGAATTGCTGGGTAAATTTGAAATTTAACTGGAAAAGGTGAACCTTGCGCATACTTTTTTTGGGAGAGTTTTAATATTGCGCGAATCCAAGGGCGCAATTGTAAAGAATTCGACCAATAACCAGCTACAATGGCCATCTCAACCATCGTCGTGCACGCACCTTCATAGGCACGAACTCGATCCGTCAGAATAGTGTTATCGACATTATTTAGCCGTGGGCCAAAATCCGGCCCCTCTAAGATTTCAAGAAGGCGATTTGTTTCAGATGATACTAGATCATCCAGATGAATAATATATCTGTCCTCGGCTAGATACTTTTTTAAACTAATAATTGCAGCGGCAGTCGACAATGGGTGCGGGAGATTATATATATCGAGGGAATTTACAAGAACGGATAGTTTCTCGAAAAAATCGTCGGCGCCATTGATCGAAATTTCATGTGCGCCCTTATGTGTAATTAAATCTTTTGCCACTGTTCCTATAATTCCGCGACTTGACCAATAGGTCGAAAATCTACGATATGGTGCACGCAATAAGGCTTTCCTTAGAGCCTCATCCCAGTCAGCTGACCAGCCGCAGATGATCAATCCATACTCGTCAAATACACGGTCCAGTAAGCTGTTGATTTCTTTGGGATATTCTGCAAGTTCAGCTGTTGTATTGCGAATTCTAGTGTCCATATAGTCACCATGTATTTTTACGATGGTGCACGAAGCATGTACAAGAGGAAGAGCACCAGCGATGTGATCACTTGTGCTTAGTACTGTGGGAGTAATACCAACTTCATTTAGAGCAAGTTCCATTAGCCTATCAAAGTTGGTGGTGAGGATTACCCGCACGTAACCATTTTTGACGAGTTCAGCAATTGCTCGATGTGCTTTTGTTGGTTGTTTAAGTCCGTCTTCTCTTTCGCTTTCGTTTGGTTCAATATACGAACGAATTAGTTGCTGCCTTTCGGCCTGCGTCCTACAAAGCGTGTCAAGTAGTTCCGAATAGTCTGGCTGTTTGTCATAAACCGAAACGTACCAAGCTACGGGATCAGGTTCACAGTTTGCATTTTCAAGTTGCGCCACTTTTCGAACTAAATCCAGCGTTATTTCCCAGCCTGTTGGTATAGAAGAAGCTCGCGAAACCCCAGAGCCAAGCAGCAATGCGTAGACCCCCTTGTTGGCAGACATCGAAAATGCAAGAGAGCTAGTAGTGTCTATATTGATCGTCATGATTAAATTGCATCCTTGGTAAAAATCGCAATCATTACGGTAGAGGGATTTTACATAAAATGCAATTCATTTTAACAAACTGAAAACAATTGATTTCGATCCCCAGTTGCTTGGGAAACTTGACCCTGATTGCTCAGCGTGTGACGTGGAGTTAATCTCAAGGTCATGAGAAAACAGATAGCCATCGCACTTGCGCAACACATAGGTAAGCCACTTACCCCAGAGGTCGCGGTCGCAATCGCACGCGAACTTTGCGATAGCCAAGATAAAACTCCAGACACAAAGCAGTTCCCGCCCCAAAATTACGGCGAATACCTCATTCAAGCTGAGCTGGTACGCGACAGCTTGCCAGAGCTGCATTTGCTGCATGAACGTCACTACCTCGAAACCGAGCTGCACCGCGCAAGCATTCCGCTGAACCCAGACTATGACGCCGTTCTTGACCGTGAACATCAGGGCGGCTTACTGCAATTTACTGCCAGGGTTGAAGCGACAGGGGAACTTGTCGGCAACATGCGGGTATATCTCTCACAAAGCATTCACACTCAGACACTTGTCTGCACCGAGGACACCTTTTACCTGGTTCCAGAGCATCGGGGCGGTTTCCTGGCCGTCCGCTTGTGGCAGTACGTTGAACGCTGGTGCATCGCCATAGGTGTGCGTGAAATTTATTTCGACTCAAAGACCATCAACAGCGCCGATTCGATGGCGCGGTATCTTGGCTATAAGCCAGTTGCCATTAAATTTGCAAAGGTATTTTAATTATGTGTTCATCTGACGCACCAGACATGAGCGGGGCCAATGCGGCCGCATTGCAGCAGGCGAATCTGAGTAAAGAGCAGCTTGACTGGATGAAGCAGATCTATGCCGAGACTGCTCCAGACCGTAAAGCGGCTACTGATCGGGCGAATTATGTCTCAGACAAGCAGCTTGAGGCCATGGATCTGCAGTCCAAGTTGACCAAGGACTACTCGGATTATCAGTCCAAGGTATTCCGCCCGTTAGAAACCGGCATTGTCAAAGAAGCAGAAAACTACGACACCAAGGAGAGGCGTGACGCTGAAGCTGCTAAGGCGGTATCGGACGTCAATCAGGCTTTTGGCGCTACGCGGGATTCGACTTCGCGCAATATGCAGCGCATGGGAGTCAATCCAGCATCAGGCGCATTTGCCGCAGGCCAGCAACAACTGGATGCGCAAAAAGCTCTGGCGACCGTCCAAGGCATCACTGGAGCTCGGGATAAGGTTCAAACACTCGGTTATGCTCGCAAGATGGATGCTGCCAATTTGGGCCGCAATCTTGCCAGCAACCAGGCTACCTCAGCTGGTGTGGCGCTGAACCAGGGTAACTCTGCAGTAGCGAATGGCCAGGTCGGGTTGTCAGTTGCCAACCAGGGCGCGCAAATGATGAACTCTGGCTATGCTGGTGCGCAGCAAGGTCTTGCCGGCGCTGCCAATACCTATAGCAATATTGCTGGCATACAGCAAAAGGCTGGCGATAATTCGGGAGTCATGGGGGCAGTTGGTAATTTTGCAGGGCAGGCATTTGCTGCGGGCAAGCTATTCGGCGTTTCTGACAAAAACCAGAAAGAAGATGTTGAACGAGTTAATCCAGAAAAAGCTTTGGAAGCGGTAGAGAAAACGCCAGTATCTGAGTGGCAGTACAAGGGCAGCAGTTTTGCAGCAGACCATGGCATTCGTCATATTGGGCCTATGGCGCAGGATGTCCAAAAGAATATGGGCGAAAAAGCGGCTCCTGGCGGTACTCAGATTGATTTGGTCAGTCTGAACGGCACGGCAATGGCTGCTATCCAAGCATTGAGCAAAAAGGTTGAGTCTTTAGCGACGTCGCAAGGTATAAGAAAAAGAAATTAAGATTCCGAAGTTTTCTTTGGAGGCGATGGATCTGGCCAACTTTCTGGAGCCTGTATTGTAAATTGATCAGAGCTTATGCCAAAAACGTGTGCTTCGGCATCGGCTGTCTGTGGATTTAAATGTTCAAGCTTTTCAGGATTGAGCAGCAAGTCAAGAATTTGTTCGACTTCGCCCGAGTCAGTCGGTAAGTCCAAATTTTTGGCAACCGAAAGTCGGATTTTTTCATTTTCCTGGTTGAGATCTATTTCGATTGCCAGATGCCTTATGATCTCAATTAGTCTTGTGTCCGCATCGTTCTGTCTCTTTGATAGTTGATCGAGATATTCAAGTAGTTTTTGAGAACTGTTGCTCATACGGACTCCTTCTGGACTAGGTTCTTTGCGACTAGTACTTCTTTTTGGCACTCAACTGCAATTTTTTGATCCTTGGGAATTTTTAGTTTTGGCTCTTTCATTTCAAGTTCCAAGAATATTTTCCTCAATTTTTCATACTCTGAATTTATTGACTTATTCCCAGGCGATGCTAAGTGAGTGTCCCACAAATCAGCATAACGAATCCGCAAATCCGCCCATAGGCCAGCATGATTTGCTGAGACTTCTACCTTTTTACCATAGGCCAAAAGTGGAGATGCAATAGATACGATTGCAGTGCATGATGAAAGAAATTTCCATATGACAGGGTATGCCTCCCATACCGACCAACCTGCCACAGTGCCAGATGCAAAAATGGCGAGAAAGAGTTTGACGTAGTAGTCTCTCGTTTCATATTTTTCAGTCACTTTCGTCCAGTAACGACTGTTCAAGTCTGAATCTAACATCGCACGCCATAGCTGTTTTTCCATGTGGTGCATGCCCCAGTCGTCAAAAGTGGATTGTCATGATGAAAACAAAATTCAGAATGTCAGTCTGCCATAAGTGAGTCAGTGGATTGTCGACTATCTAAAAATAAACACGCTTGCGTATTATTTTTGCAACTCGCTTTGTAAGGACGCTCAATTCTTTGTACTGATATCAGAAATTTGACCCTACTTCAAATGACTCGCAAAAACCAGCACCATAAACCCTATTTGTAGCGTTTGAACTAGCGCGTTTGCTGGTACGCTGCGCAAGGATTGCAAATGAGCAAAGGTGCATTGGCTTTTTTGGCTGGGCTGGGTTCAGGGTATTTGAGTGAAGGTAGGCGTCAGGAAGATAAAGCCCGGCAGGAAAAGTTTGATCAGATCCGTTTTGACGAGGCGGACAGAGCAAAGTCTGAATGGGATCTGAACGAGAAAAAACGCAAGGATATCGCGGAAGCTGCCAAAGATGGCGGCGAAGTGGTTGAGGATGCACAGGTTGTTTCCGGCTTGGCTGCTAAACCTGCGACCTATCAAGATAAAGACCTGGCGGCCTCTGATACACGAGAAGGTAACCGCATGTTGCGCCAGGCTCCGGGTGGATTTGCCGCAATTCAAGGTATTTCACAACCTGCCGCAGATCCTTCTACAGCCACCGGCTCGAATGTCGTTCCCATGGCCGTGTCAGAAGGAGTCGTTCCGCGCGAATCAGCCACCCCAACAGGTAGCCAAGCCCAGCCAATAGCCACGCAGCAAGGCGTGACCATGACACCTTTGGGCAGGCCTATGTTTCAAGGCAAAGAGTATGCCGATAGCGGAACGTCCAAGAATGCTGCTGAATCTTTTAACTCACCAGATGCACGGAATGCCCGCATTGCTCAGGCCATGCGCGCCAATGGCGATCATGAAGGTGCAATGCGTATTGAGGCGAACGCCAAGCAGGCCGCATTGCAAGACTTCCAGATGAAGGTCGCCAACCATAACTGGAGCCAACAAATTAGGAGTGAGGGTGTGAGCGACGCATTTAAAGCGCTCAAACTCGGGGATTCCGCTGGAATGGTTGAGTCGTTCAACAAGTCAGGTAAGTACAAAATCGTCGGTGATGCTCAGATAACACCATCTCAAATCAGACTGCCTGACGGTTCAACTAGATCCAATAATATTGCCGTTTTCAACATCGCAAAACAAGATGGTACTGTGGTGCCAATGAAAATAAGCACGGATGAGCTGGAAAAAACGCTGATAAAGGCTGAAGACTTCGCCAAGATCAACATTCAGGCTGAAGCTGATGCATTGAAGCGCAAATTTGATGCTGATCAAACAGATAAACAACTGAAACATTCAGAAAAGATGCAACAAGCTTCTTTGGGTGCCCAGTATGCCCGATTGGCACAGGATGAGCGGCACTATCAGGATGGACTTCCAGCAGGGAAGATCAAGAATATCGAAGCCGCGCTCAAAGACTACACAATGCCAACTGAAAAGCGTAAGGAATTGCTCGGGATTGACAATCTGGATCAGAAAACTCGCCTTTTAGTAAATAGTAATCTGAAAGAAAGTGATCAACTGCAGGCTGCGATGAATACTGCGATGGCTAAGGGTGAGTGGTTGCCAGATAGCACCGGAGCAAAAGCGCTGCAAACGCGCCAGGTAGTTTTGTCTGAATCATTGCGCAATCTGTTGGGCGGCACAACAACTAAGAAAAGTGCAGACCCTTTGGGACTTTATGGGGCCGATACAGGTAATGCTGAGAAACCGCCTAGCCAAGCGGCCAGCGCAGTGGCCCCCAATAAACCCCCTGTAAAACCAGTCCGTGTTCCCCGTGCATCCGAATACAAGGGAGAAGCTGACAGTCAACAATTGTGGAGCAACTTGAAATCCATCGCCGCAACAGTCGGTAGTGGCATTAAAACGGTTGGTGATAATTACGACAAAATTGAAAAAACTGACGAGTTGCGAAAAGTACGCAGCCGAATTGAAAGCAACCTCATGCTGACCGAAGCGCAAAAGAAATTCGCAATTGATAACGGTCTTTTGACGAAGGATTAAAACATGCCAAATATCGCTGAAATTAGAAAACAAATACCTTCCCTGAGCGGACTTGACGATCAATCAGCATTGGATGTGATACACCAAGTCTACTATCCAGACAGAGATAAAACAGAGTTGGGGAAACTGATTGGTGTGGAGTCCAAGAAGATTGAGACTGCTGGTGCGGGCATTGGCCGCACAATTGGCGACATGGGTATCAAGCTTGGCCAGGGTATTGTTGACGTAGGTGCGGGCGTCGTTGGCTTGGGCAGCCTGGCGACTGGCGGCGAATTTGGCAAGGCCATGCGTGCAACAGGCTTTGATCCCGTACGCACAAACCAAATGCTAGGCGAATACCTGAGTTATGATCAGAAAGCTGCCGAAGCTAACGTGGCTTCGGTTGATGGTTTCGTCGATTCAGCAGTCGAACTGATCAAGAACCCGCGCGCGCTGTCCGGCAGCATCACCCAATCTCTTCCGGCGATGGCTACCAGCATGGGCATTACCAGTGCCCTTGCCAGCAAAATGGCATTGCGTGCGGCCATGGGAACAGCGGAAGGGGCTGCCGCTCATGCCGCAGCAATCAACGCAGGCAGGACTGGGGCAGAGGCAGCGAAGGCTGCACTGAGCACACAGGCTGGCTCTACTGCTGCTCAGTCTGCTGTAGAGGCGGCCAGTGGACGCTTGATTGCAACTGGCGCAGCATCAGAAGGCGCGCAAGGTGGTGGGCACATTGCTGACAATGCCCAGGCAGCAGGGCGTAGTTACAGCGATTACGCGTTACCTGCCTTGGCTGCTGGTGCCGGAACAGGACTGCTGGCCTTTGGTGCTGGCAAACTGATGGGCGATGCCGCAACTCAACTGGCAACTGGTTCCAGGGCAGCTGGTATGACAGGTTCAATTCCCAGTCGTATTGGTAAAGCCGCTTTTTCCGAAGGCGTGCTCGAAGAAATGCCGCAATCTGCCCAGGAACAGTATTTCACGAATATTGCGATGGGTGAGCAGGATCGCATGAAGGGCGTCGCTGCTGCTGGCGGGTCTGGTCTGGTCACTGGTGCAGCGATGGGCGGCATCATGGGCGGGTTTCAGCGCCACGGCACGCCACGTCAAGCAGAGAATGGGCAACCTGGCAGTGCTGATGCCGCAACTGATGCGCCATTGCTGCCAGAATCAGGTGCGCTGACACGGGCGGCAAATGCAGGTTTGCGTAACCAACCATACACGGGCATGGATGCGGTGATTCAGGCTGCCAGGGGTGAAAACCCTTCATTGGTAAGGGAGTTGACACAACCCAGGGATGCGTTTCATGTAGAGCCTGCAGACGATGCGCCACAGAGCATTGCAGACTTGTTGGCAAGGCCAGCACCTGCGGCGCAGGCAAGTGCAATTCCTGAGTCAGTGTCGAATCAAACTGTGGCAGCGCCCGCAGAAGAACTCTTGGTAAATGGCAACGGCCTGCCATTCATGACAAGATTTGCTGCTGAACTGAAAAACAAGCAGCTTGGTGATATCTATGACGTGGTGCCCATGGATGACGGCTTTGCTCTGCAATTGCGTCAACAGCAGGAAGATCCATCCGAATTGCTGGCTGCGCGCCAAAGCATGTCAGCCCCGACAGGGTTTGGCGAACATGCTCAAATGGAGCAACTACTTGCCGAGGAGCGCGCAAAAAGCCAGGTCTCGGTGCCGGAAGCTCAAGAACCAAGCTTTGAAGAGCAGTTGCGCCAGGTGGACGAGCGCACGCAAGCAAGTGATGCGCAGCGTGCCGCTGAAGCCCGGCAAGCGATTATTGACAGTGTTGTCAATGACACTTCTGTCCCCATGGAAGGAAAAAAGGCCGCATTTGCAGAGGCATTGCAGAGGGAAGGGTATAGAGATACTACGGTTACAGAAGCGGATCACGCAGCAATTGACTCCGCAATCAATGCCGCTACACCCATAGGCACCCCCAACGAAATGGAAGTGGAAACCCTGGTGCCTGAGAAATCCGCACCAGTGACACCTGTTGGTAAGAACAATTTCACCAAGGTCAATCAGGCCATCAAAGACGGCTATAAGCTGGCTGGCAAGGCACTGGTTAGCCCAACTGGCAAGCGATTCAATCTCAATTCTGCCGAATTGAAGCATGCCACCAAGATGCTGGCAAAGAACGAAACGCCAGCTCCCAGTGCGACACCTGGTGTTTTGCCAGGCGATATTCAGCACCCGAAAGGTTTCCCGTTCAAAACCAAAATTGCCGCAAAAGATGAGCAAAAAAAACAGGGCGGTACCGTGGTATCTGTTCCCGGTGGCTATGTAGTTAGACCTGATGCAAGAACAGTTGAGCCGACCCCAGTAGTGCCAGAGGAAGCAAAAACCGCTACGCCAGTTCAGGCAGAAACAAAAAGCAAAGAATGGCATGCATTCGGCGAGGACTCCGGCACCCTGAATATTCCACGTTCAGAAATGCCGCAGATCAAGGCAGAGCATCGTGGCGCCATGGTGAATTTCTTCAAGGGCAGGGATATAGAGAGCAAGCAGGAAACTGTGAAGGCCGACAGCCTGAAGCCGACACAAATGGAGTATTCCCCGGCGAAAGTAGAGGCTGCCAAGAATTATGAAGGCGGGAACCGCTCCATTCTGGTGTCATCGGATGGGCATGTCTTGGATGGGCACCATCAATGGCTGGCCCAGAAAGAGCAGGGCGAAGATGTCAATGTTATCCGACTCGATGCACCTATCAAGGATTTGCTGGAAGCTGTCAAACAGTTTCCAAGCGCCCGGGCTGCGGAAGGATCAACTGAGGCCAAGGGCAGCCAGGAGGACAAGACCAGCACGGCGGAATCCGACGATGATGGAAAATCGAAATCACGAATAGAGGACTTCGGTGAAAAAATTGTCGGCGCAAAAAAAGAACTCTGGGCCAGCTATCAGCATCGAATTACAGATGAATTGCCAGGTGACTTGAGCGAAATCACCCTTTCCAAGCATTTTCCTGAACCGGATTATGAAAAGATGATTGCTGGCGGCTCTGATATCAGGGTGTTGGCAGCGATAAAGGCTATGCGGGACGAGCTCCCGACTAAGCCGAAAATGCCTTATAAGTTGAAGAATTGGGCTGAACAGGTCAAAGTTCTTCGGCAATTTGCGAGCGAGTTGGTGGACGGCAAGATCGAAATTGGCCAATTGCTTTCGAAGATGCAAACTTCAAAACTGACTAAATTTGCTGAAAAAATAAAGCTGTACGTTGATCTAGGTTATCCAAATTTCAAATTGGCCAAGGGATATTCTATTGAGGAAGGGCACTACACCGTGTTCAACGGTGTTTCTTACCCAGGCGGGATTGATCGTACCGAGATTCTGAAAGACAACCGACATGTTGCCTTTTTCTTAGATTATCAGCAGGCACTGGCGGCGTTGAGCGCTAACCTGGCTGTAGCGCCTGAGCGCACCGGTAAGACGGTAAAACTTGACCTGTACGCCAGGAATTCAAGCCGCGAGGTCATTATTGGCAAGAAGGTGGCCAGCAATAAGTACATTGATTTGAAATCTGGATTTACATCCGCTGCGGAGGCACGGAAGTATCTTGCCGAACACGAGAGCGAATTGCTCGAGCTCCTGGCCAAGAAAAAGCAGGTGCTACCCGAGCGACGTGATGCGAACGCCCCGCGAGTTGGCATGGACAGGCTAAGCGGCGAGAACGTATCACCAGAGAAGTTTGCCGGCGAGTTTGGCTTCCGTGGTGTGCAATTCGGCAATTATGTCGAGCAGTCAAAACGAGCCAACGACCTCAATAATGCCTACGATGCCTTGCTGGATCTGGCAGATCTGATCAATATCCCAAGCAGGGCGGTTTCACTTAATGGGACGTTAGGGCTGGCTTTTGGCGCGCGCGGTAGTGGTGGTAAGAATGCTGCGTCGGCGCACTATGAGTCAAATAATGTCGTCATTAATCTCACCAAGTCTAATGGTGCCGGTAGCCTTGCTCATGAATGGTGGCATGCACTGGATAACTACTTTGGCAGAATGCGCGGCAGTACCCAAGATAACCTGACCGATTCGCCGAAGGTTAAGAAAGTCTATGGCCCGAACAATAAAATAGTCGACGATACCAGTATCAGGCCTGAGACCATTGCTGCCTTTAATGGAGTGGTTAAAGCAATTGAGGCCTCGGGTATGCCTTTCCGCTCCATAGAGCTTGATAACAAACAATCAAAAAATTACTGGTCCACAATTGCCGAGATGTCCGCGCGGGCATTTGAGAGCTATATCATCGATAAGGCCTCAGCATTAGATAAGTCGAACGACTATCTGGCCAATATTCTTGGCGAAGATCTGCACCGGGTACGTAATGAAATGCTTGGTGAAAATGAGCCATATCCTTACCCTACAAAGGATGAAGCACAGAAAATCAATAGTGCGTTCGATGCTCTGTTTAACACCCTAAAGACCAAGGAAACTGAGAAAGGGATTGCACTTTTTAGGCGCGGGGGATTCTTTGGCATGTTCGATCAGGGAATCGATAAAGTTGATCTCAGTAATGATATTGCCAAAATTGTCAAAAATTGGGGTAATGCTCCAAAGATTAATTCGGTTCAATCTGTAGAAGACCTACCATTTGAAGCCCCCGACGATGCCCGTGGCGCTTTCCATAACGGCCAGGCCTGGCTGGTTGCCGATAACCTGCAAAACACACAAGAAGCGCAATTTGTACTGTTTCACGAAGTGCTGGGACATGCTGGCCTGCGTGGGGCATTTGGTGAGGATCTGGCACCGGCACTGCGTTCCATCGGGATGAAAAACCGCAAAATTGCCGAGGCAGCAGCCAAGTGGCGCAAGGAAAACGCGGATATCAAGGGTAACCGTAGTGACGACGCATTCTTGACCATATCGATCGAGGAAGTACTTGCCGACATGGCGGGCACTGGCCGTGAAATCAATGGTTTGGAGAAGTTGCTTGCCAAGCTTCAATCGGTCTTGCGCGCCATTGGCCTTGATAAAGTGGCAAACTGGCTGGAAAACGCCACCAATGCCGAGGCATTGCAGATGCTGGCATTAGCACGAGAGCATATTGAACTGGGCGCAAAATCCCATGTGTTTGGGGACGTAGAGGCCCGCGCCCTCTCACGCACAACACCGCCAACATTGGAGGAACTGCTTGCAAGTAATCCCGAAGAGATTACAATTGAAGCACCAATTGTCTCGAAAGCAGAAATTGAAAGAGCCGCGTCCGTATTCCTATCCACTTTCCCTGAGGGAACCGCCAAACACCTTTCCGACTCGGCCACCGTCCGCAAGGCAAAACGTTACTCGGACCGTGCAGCCCAAGACCTTGCAAGAGCAGGAGGAAATCCGGAAGAATCGCAAAGAAGCTCGTCGCAAGCTTTGGGACCTTTCACTGGATACACCACAGAAGGAAGAATAGAGCAAGATTTGTTCGGTCGTGATCACTTGGTCATTGATGTTTTTGGCAAAGAACAGACTGAGGCTGATCTTGATGATATTCCTGCCCTCACCATTGAGGTTGGAACTGATGGTGAGTTTTCAATTTATGCGCTGCCGTCTGATACCAGTACATACGAAGAGTTTGTAAAACGTGGCTGGGCAGAGCCGGCGACTGGCAAAAACAAAGAAATCCAATATTTTGCTGGCGCTGACGGTGCATTCTGGACGCGCCTTACCGGTTCCAAACCATCCGATATACTTCCACTGCTTGGCGATATCCATGCTCGTGTATTGGCGTGGACCGGTCAGCCTTATGTGGGGCTGTCCTGGATACGCTCCACTGGAGCGTCAGGCGGTTTGGATGGACACCGGGCCGCAATTTTGTTTTCTCGCTCTGGGAAAGGCACTTTTGCAGAAGCACATGACATTCTCAGATCAGCAAATACTTTGTCTGAAGCGGCCAGTACAGTTCGCTCCCTTTTTGACAAGAACAGCAAGTTCAATATTTGGGACCGTACGATCGGTACCCAGTTCAACAAAGCCAAGAAAGACGCCGATTTCAAAAAGGTCTTTGATGCCAGCCAGCAGCAAATTGACGACACCGCGCACTTTGCCATAGAGGCAGAGCGCTTGGCCCCAAGTATTTTGCGTCGTCTGGATTCTATTCGAGACAACGCCAAGGCTGTGTTTTCCAGCGACAAAGACCACCAAGCCAACCTCAAAGCTGTATCTGAAGTGCTTTTTGCGAACATTGAGGGCAAGAAGGGCGTGCAGCAAAAAGTCTTTACTGACGCCGAGCTACGGACCAATTTCGATCTGACAGATAGCCAGATTGAAATGTATCGCGAGGCACGACAGGCCGTCGACACTTCCCTGGATCGTCTCGCGCAATCCACCATTGCATCGATGGGCCAGGCAAATGGCATGGATATCTCTAATCTGAAGAATGCAACGGTCGCCGAAACCGTTCAGGCAGTCAAAGATTATTTTGATAACGGGACCATGAGCAAGGGCGTGCCTGGTACCACCATCACCAGAAGTGATGAGCTCTATCAGCGCATTGATGACTTGGTCGCTTTCTCCGAAGAATTGAAGTCAAAAGGGTATATGCCGGCTATGCGCTTTGGTGAACATACCGTGCTGGTGACTGACCCGAGTACAAAAGAAGTGGTGTACTTTGGTATGCACGAAACCCATTTAAAAGCGAACATGGATTACATCAAAGCCCAAAAAGACTTTGCTGGCATGGAGGTGGAAAAGGGCAGGCTCAATAAAGATGCATTTGCCATGTTTAAGGGCGTCTCGCCAGAGACAATTGAGCTGTTTTCCAAGTTCACGGGCACCGATAAAAACGAAGCATTCCAGGAATACATTGCCCTGGCCAAGGCCAGCAGATCCAGTATGAAGCGTATGCTGGAGCGCCAGGGGATTGCCGGGTTCTCAAAGGATCTTGACCGGGTGCTGGCATCCTTCATCACGTCTAATGCCCGTCAAACCTCGGTCAACGCCAATGCGCACCTGGTTACAGAGGCTTTATCAAGTGAGATGCTGACGAAGAAAGGCGACGTACAGCGCGAGGCTCAGAAACTGGTCGAGTACCTGTCTAATCCACAAGAGGAAGCGCAAAAGTTGCGCGGCTACATGTTCCTGCACTTTATTGGTGGATCAATTGCCTCTGCAGCGGTTAACTTGACCCAGCCGGTACTTCAGACCACTCCATTCCTGTCGCAGTATGCTGGCAAGAAAACAGCCAGCATCATGGCGTCGTCGGCAAAAATGGCGGTTACTGGGAAAGTCAGCAATCAAGAACTTGCAGCAGCCCTGGCGCGTGCAAAGGCTGACGGCATTACTGATCCGCATGAGATACACAACCTGATGGCTGATGCGTCGGGTTCTACGCTTGGGACCAGTGTCCGGGCCCGGGCCATCACAAAGCTGTGGGGATCGTTCTTTTCTGCGTCTGAAGCCTATAACCGTCGCTTAACGTTCTTGGCTGCCTACCAGACTGGCCAGGGGATGACCAGCGAGGCATTGAAGGAAACGGGTTTTGAAACAATCTATGATTTTGCGAAGAACGCCATCATTGAAACCCAAGGCCTGTATAGCAAGGCAAACCGCCCTAACTGGGCACGTGGAGCTGTTGGCGCCACCTTGTTCACATTCAAGCAGTTCTCGATCAGCTATGTTGAATTCCTGACCCGGCTGCCGGCTAAACAAAAAATGCTGGCACTTGGGCTGCTGGTGTTGGCCGCTGGCCTGCAGGGCTTGCCGTTCGCCGACGACATTGAGGATCTGATTGATACCGTTGGGGAAAGCTTGGGCTACAACACGAACAGCAAAAAAGCCCTGCGACTGGCCATGAAGAGCTATCTGGGCGAAACACTGGGCGGCATAGTTACAAATGGCCTGTCCACGCAAACCGGTGTGGATTTGCACGGCCGCCTTGGTATGGGCAATCTGATTCCTGGTTCAGCTATTTTCAAACAGTCGGAAACTGACAAGAGCAGGGATGTACTGGAAGCTGCTGGAGCATTTGGTGGCATCCTGCAGGCTTTCATGAAATCTGTGGGCAAGGTACAGGATGGCGATATCTTTGGTCCTCAAGGTGCACTGATGCAAGCAGCTCCTGGGGCAGTCAAGAATGTAGCCCAGAGCGTCAGTATGGCAACCAGCGGTTATTACAAAGATACAAAGGGGCGTAATGTCGAAAAAGTCGATTTGATGGACGCCGCTGCTAAGGCCGTAGGTCTTCAGCCTCAACACATTGCTGAAAGTTCTCGCGCACGACAGGATGAGGTCCAAGACATTGCCATGATCAAAAACATGCAGGCAAACATTGCGGACAAGTGGGCGCATGCCTTGGCAGAAGGCGATCAGGATGGCGTTGCAGATGCCCGTAAAGAAATGTTGAGCTGGAACGAGAAAAACCCAGAGAGCCGGATTAAAATTGACGTCACTGCGATTCGCCGCAGAGTCATTGAAATGCGAAAAACGGCAAATGCACGTTTGTTGAAAACTGCACCAAAATCCACTCGGGCGAGTGTGAGGGAGGCGTTAAATTGAATCTCAATCTTTATTGGATATTGGTCGGCCTGGCATTGCTTGGGGTGATGTTTTCGAGCATTGAGATGTTTTTCGGGATTCCAATTGGCATTGGAGGGCTGGTTGTACTGGCATATTTCTGGGAGAAGATTTTCGGAGGAAAGTGAATCGGAATCTAGTATTCTATGATGACAAATCCATCGACTGCCTGCCGAAACCTTTGGTTAAGCGGTTCCACCACCGCTTCCCTTTTGAAATCGCCCACGAATTGCCAATAAGAACAGTGTAAATAACGCAAGTGATCCAATGCTTTGAATAAATGATAGACAATAGATCCATAAAGATTGCGAAAAAATAAGCGATTTTTCTGATAGCAATCCCAATGGATTTAATGTGTTTTGCAAAGCTAACGTGAAAGCCGGCACTCGGGCTAGCGCTGAACCTGTTTGGGTAAGCGAAGCAGGGACTACGAAAATCTGATAGGCGACATCGATTCCTAAACAAGTTTTGAAGATGCAGTAATTTGCAATCCAAATCTTATGCGCCCACTTTTCAAGAGCCCAAAATAGAACTCCAAATCCAGCATTCCAAATCAGGAAGCTATTTATGGCGCGGGTCGGTGACTGACCATAGTTTGATGTAATGTAATACAACATCGACAGGACCCACAAAAAAGGCTGACCAATCCTGGCGTTCCGATTTAAAGATGTCGAGCGAAAACGCATCGCATACTCAGCTTGTCGTTGCGCTTTAAGCTCTAACGCAAAAAATTTAGCTTCTTGGTGTTGTTCTCGCTGCGCTGCCATCAGCAGCTTCAGCGTTCTAAAGGCCATTTGATCCTGATGATTCCAAGTGGGAGGACGGTAGCCAGCCCCTTGGGGGAATGTTGTCATAAAAAAAGTGCTCCCTTGATGCAGAGTGGATCCATGAAATCTAGGTGGGACGTGGAATACACATTTCTCAAATTTGGAAGGGGAAGCAAATTTAGTATTTTGGAACGTCGCATCTTCGAAAAATACACAATTCTCAAAGTTTGCCTCGCATTCGAATTCAACATTATCAAAATTCGCCCCTTTCATAAACATGGATTTTTGAAATGATGATTCTAGGTCCTTGATTTGAGCCTTGTTAAATTCAACATTAGTGAAAAATCTTACATATAGAAATAGAAAACCTCCGTTGAAAACAGAGCTAACGAAATCAACGGACTGGCAAATTGTAGGAGCTTCAATTAAGCTACCAATCTCTCCGTTGTAGAAAGTAAATCTAGACTCAAAAGTAGTATTGTTTGCTACTAATCTACTACCTATGAAGCAACCTGAGAATAGAACATTCTGTGAGAAACTACTGCTCACTAGAGAAATTTGTCCATTTACATGGACATTTGCGTTTAAATCTTGTAATCGACTTCTTTCAATTTTCAAATCGGATCGCGCACTACCGACAATGTCAAGGTTTTCAAGGAAATTGCAATCACTTATGTGAATGTTTTTAAATTCTGAATAAAAGAAATAGACTGGTTTCGCGAAAGTTGAGTTGACTATATGTACATCTTCTAAAAAGGTAAGTTCCCCAAATATTAAGCAACAATGGCAGTTAAAATCTTGTATTGAAAATTCCCCGGCCACCAAAAAATTTTCACAACGTGCTTGAAGAACACCGGTACATGCCAATAAATTCGGATCCACAGCACACTCGGTTTGTAAATCCGACATGGATGAAATATATTCAACGAGGTCGAATGCATCTATCTTTGAAATTTTGCTGGAGATCAAATCAGATTCGTCTTCCGACTCGGCAAAATTTTGGACTTCTTGCTTGGCTGAATTTAATCGTTCCTCAATTTCTAGCCATTTCGTCTTAATTCTATCGAAATCCGCTTGTCTCGACCTAATGCGCTTGAGATTTGTTCCCGTATTAACGGCAAAGTTGGCGGGTGGCAGGTACCGTTTATCGGGAAAAGTAGGCTCAAACATATCAACTCCCCATTTTCAATTCGATCAATATCTCAGAGTCATTCCGATAAATCTTTGAAAGAGCAAGAAATTAGCTATCAAAAGACATAGTGTCGGCAATCCTATTGAACGTTGGTTCCGAACCTGCTTGCCCAAGAAGAATTATCTGCATGAAACATTGCCGTAATAGTCTTTCGTGCAAATTTTATTCTGCTTATAAAGATTGCTTGGCTGATTGTAGAGGTTGTTGTTTTGATAGGTAGAGTTACCGTAAGAATCGGTGTGCGACCTGGTCGTGTTGCCATTGTTATCTCGATAGGTGCTATTGCCGTAGGCGTCTGTGTAGCCGCGTACAGTGTTGTCATTGTTGTCACGGTAGGTCGAGTTTCCGTAGGCATCTGTGTGCCCGCGAGTTGTATTGCCGTTGTTGTCCCTATAAGTGCTATTCCCGTAGGCATCGGTATAGCCTCGAACAGTATTGCCATTATTATCGCGGTACGTCGAATTTCCATATGCGTCAGTAGTTCCCCTTACTGTATTGCCATATGAATCTCTGCATGTCGTGTTACCGTAAGCGTCTCTTGAGCAGCGAGTGTCCGCCAGAGCATTGCCTGTAGCTGCGAACAGGATAGCGGCGCCAAGCAAAAGAGCGTGAGTGGTTTTAGTTTTCATTTTAGTGCTCCTTTAGTTGGGCCGCGTATCCGGCATCAATAAATTAACATATTGCTAAAAACACCTCAAGCGGATTATCTTTTTTTTAATCAGAAATGTCGTGTAGTGCCAGGCACTTACTCTGCGGTACCGATGTATTGAATGGTGAAGGTAGAGGGTGCTACCTCTTGCCTGGCCGCTTCAATTTCTTCCCATGGGATCGTTCGGCCATTGACTTCCAGGCCATCTTTTCTTGCTTTCGCCTCAACCCTGCCTAGTTTCCATTGTGTTGTAGTGTCTTCCATATTCACATTCCTTAAAAAATACTGCTTACACGTTGCAGTGTAAACATTATACTGATTATTTAATCAGTGATATTTAGTGATGAAAGTTCATATGATCAAAATGCGGAAACGGGGTATCGATCTTCCTAAGAAGATCGTGTTTGACAGATTCAATCGTCCCCAATTAGGCACGCTAACCATAGGCGAATCGAATGATCAAGGCCTGCACAGGATGGCTATGCGAGCCCATTTTCTGCCGGATAGTCTGCCGATTGGTGGCGATGTGTTACTGGATTGCCGAATCCTCTGGCTATTTGAGTCCCGGATGATGCTTACCGGGTTTGAAACTTGTAAGACACATGAAGGGGTTGCGAATTATGCGCAATCCTGGTTGTGTATGCTGGATGAGCCGCCAGCGCCTCCTAAAGGACGTTGATTAGCGCGGCAAAATAACGGAAATTTACATACCTGTTCTCAGATAAATCTTGACTGTGGTGGGCCACTAAGGTTTAGCAGATTTTTGAGCTGTTGCTGTTTGATTTTTGGGGGCTGATGGTTGGCTGATAGTTGAAGGATTCTGTGGATCATAGAATTTCACCCACTCAAATGAAAACATTGCAAAAAACAAAAATGCAACGAAGATAAAAAGGGCAGGTACGCCGTACAGAGCAATTTGAAAATTCTTTTCACCTTTCTTTACTCTGGCCCATTCGCTCTTTAGTATTTGGGTTGAGTATTTGGAACTTTCGTCAAGGGTATCTAATGCAATTTTGACTTTTGTCTTTATCTTTGCCCCTATAGAAATTTCAATAATAGAAAGGTTGGTTGCAGTGCCGTTTTTTGCTTCTTCTACGGATTGAATCTCTTCTAGTGATGGGGCAATTTCGTTGCATTTCCTCAGTGCGTCATCAATAAGCTTTAGCAGTTCCAAATGCTTGTTCTCAAGTACGTTGAGGCGTAGCAATACCTTATAATATGCTTCAGATGTTCCTCGACGTAACTCTAAGATTGACTCTTGGTCGAATCCGACTCCATTGGCCAATAAAAACATTCCGGGGCTCTTTTCCTCCATTGCGCGGCACATAGAGCGAATGGAAGAAAATAGAATGCTAAGATCAACTCGCAAACCATCAATCCACGCTTGTCGAAACTCAGATATCTTTTGTTCTTTTGCAAGGACAAGACCAGCAAATGTTAGTACGCTGGCCAGCAATGCCGCCACGACTGTTGCAAGACCTGGAGCTAATTGAATTGGTAGTTGAATAGCCATTATCAAAATCCTAATTAAAAAATCTACGATTGAATCGCGGCATGTTCCTTAGCCTATTGTTCTTTTGGAATAATAGATTTGTTTTATTTGTTGCACCCGGCCTTGTTGACTTCATTCTTAACCTCAACAACCCGGTATGTAAAGCCCCCGTTAATTGTTTGCGCGCTCTTTCCAAGGTCTTTAAGCTGCTCTTTATACTTGGAACATTCTTTAGTGTCTTTGATTTGCGCACTCACTCTGGCTGCATATTGCTCAGCATCTGTCGCATCCTTCCCAATCTTCGCAAGCACGTTCGGAAATATCGAGAAGCTTGCAATGCCGAAGCCGATAATAGCGACCAAAGAGATAACTAGCGTCACACCGAAGTTAGAATTATTTTTTGCCATATCAATCTTATTGAGTTGCATAAAGTGCATCGACTATATGATGGCATTAATTAAATGTCAATATGTGTTCCGGCAATGTAAATCACGGCAGATTGGTTCCGTGAGCAGCGAAGTCGTTAGGCGGAGTACGTCATTTAGGCAAGGGGCAACCTATCGAGTTCAGTTCACCGCATGCCTAATAATTGGCGCTTTATAGCATGGTGAGATCTCGCGATGCCATTCTTCAACGTGATGGTCAGTGGCATCAAGATATGCAAGTTTGTCGTTGCGAGTGGGTGTATAGTGGATACGTATATTGATGTAAGCAAGTCGTCAACATTCGACAATATAGCTCATATTGCAATTGAAAATAAGGATTTTGGGATGAAACGCGAAGGAGAAAGTTGA